AAAGATGGCAAGCGAGTGGTGGACTAAATCGGGTTCGGCCATTCAGGGATGGGTCTACGAGTACCAATCCGCCAGCAATGCTCAGGCTCAGCAAGCCTTGGCAAAGATGGCAAGCGAGTGGTGGACTGAATCGGGTTCGGCCATTCAGGGATGGGTCTACGAGTACCAATCCGCCATCATCACCAAGGAAACCTTCTTCGATCGCTTGAAGAAGTGCATCCTTGACTACGAGATCCGGTACAACTCGATTCGCGATGCTCTCATGCACCGCAACAACGAGGAACGCAAGATTCGTAACCTGGAAACCCAGGCTGATCTCATTGTCTCCACCGTTCACGGAGTCAAGGGCCTTGAGTTTGACAACGTTGTTGTCATCTACAAGGATCAGTCCGACATGAGCGAAGAAAAGAAGAGGCTCTATTACGTCGCGTTCACGCGCGCGAAGAACTCGCTGTTCGTCCTCTCTCATGGCACCACGTTGTCCGCACGAATCCTTAGCGACTACAACCTGATCGTTGATTCGCTGACCCAGCCGGGTTCTACAGACAATGAGGACGATGATACCGCCACCGCTGTTACAGTGGTAAACGAAGATGATGTCCCCAGCGAGGAAGATACTCCTTGTTCGGATGCCACCGATACCGATGGCTTTGCTGCTACTCGTGCTCTCGTTGCTAGCATCCAGACCGTTCCTGGTCTATCTGCAACTGACGATGAGGACGACGCATAGTCATCGCCTGTAAAATTGCCCCATGACTCCTGCCTCGTCGTAGGGGTCATGGGGCACCAACACCACAAAGCTCTATATTACTCTCTTTTCTTGAAAGGAGTTCTCATGCAAGACATTCGCCGAGGCGACATCTGGTTTATTCAACCCGCACCCGTCCCAGGAGGCGGAACTGTCGGCAACGAGATGTGGTCAGGAAGGCCGGGCGTCATCGTCAGTAACGACACCTTGAACCAACATTCTGGCGTCGTACAGGTCGTCTACCTCACGTCAAGTGACAAGCGACGTGCGTCCGCTACACACGTGGTCGTTCATGCGAACAACCAACGTTCCATCGCCATCTGTAATCAAGTGACCAATATCGACACGTCTCGTCTTTCTCAATATATCGGACGTGTATCATCTCTTGATCTCTACAACATCCAAAACAGCATCGCCTTCGCTCTTGGTTTAGGTGGAGCTAAACCGGGTGAAGCTCTGCATAAATGGGAAAAGCAACTCTCAGCCCACGGGATTGATCTGTTCGAACAAGAACTCAGTCTGAACGACGATATTAACTACTCTGAGCGCATCGAAGGTTTGAAAAAGACTATTCTCCAGATTGCACGTGAGCGTGACGCTCTTGCTACAGCGATCCGTGCGCACAGTGAGCACTCGTCGATGTATCAAGAGCTGACGAAGATTTTTGGAACACCACCGACGCCGCCAGTTCAACCCGCCCAGAAAAAGACCAAAAAGAAAAAGAAGAAGGCACCCAATGGAACCCACACCCACACAGCTCAGGTACATCAAAAGAAACGCCAGAAGAGCCGCTAGAGACGTTCTTGCCGCATACGCCAAGCATTCTCGTATTCCAGTGAAACCCATCGCCATTGCTCGATCAATGGGCCTAAGCATTTTCGAGGGATCTCTATCTGAAAACGCCTGGGGAATGATCCTCGGTAACCTCGGTGGGACGGCACACATCTATGTCGACGAGAATCTCCCACCTGTGCGTGCTCGCTATGCGTGTGCACACGAGCTTGGTCATTACGTTGCAAACAACTGTGCTCTTCAGCCATGTATGGGGTATCAATGCGGCAATGACGAGCATCAAGACATGGCTGAACTCTATGCCGACGCCTTTGCCAAGGAACTGCTTCTCCCCCATCCTGAGATCGATATGTGCATTGCCGATGACCTGAGCGTCTTTGAGATTGCACGTATGTTTGAAGTGCCTGTTGGTCTCATTACGTATTCGAAGAAGCAAACGCAGTGAAAGGCGGTGACCACAATGACCTCAATTTTTGATGTATCAAAGTATATTCTGGCGCATTTTAACCAACCGATCTCCCCACACAAGCTCCAAATGCTGACTTACCTTTCGCAGGGCTGGTCCCTGGCTCTAACGGGTCAACCTATCTTCTCTGAAGATTTTGAAGCATGGAAGCATGGGCCTATCAATCGCGAACTATTCAATACTTTTCGAGGAATTCATTCCATCGATGGAACTGATGGATCGTCAACACCGTCACCAGACCGAGCCAAAAGCTTCGGTCTTAGAAACAATGAATAGAGAGGACTCATACCATGCGTATTCGAAACGGTATAGTTACTACGCTCCATGCGTACAGCGCTGATAGTGAATTCACTGACTTACTCAAAGGCCGTTACATCACCAATGTGATCAACAATAACGTCATCGTCCTTGACAATGACATGCATCTTCACATCCAAATCGACACCCAACGCACATTCATTCAGTACATCAACGTTTGGGGTAAGCCTGATGCACGCATCAGATCCGCTTACCTTGAACCTGACAATGAAACAACAGTGAGCCTCACTTCGTCTTCGCTCGAAACCCTACAGACGTACACATTATTCGTCGATATCAACGGTGTAGAATATCCAGTCTTTAAGATCGTTCAAAACAACGAATTGTACACGCCGGATATCTTTACAATCACCGCTTATGCCAATCAAGACGTTTATGTGGAAGCATATGTGGATCGTTACTTACGCGGAGCACAATTTCCATATCTTTCGTAAACACTTTAATCACGAAAGGCTAAGAACACATCATGTACAGTTCCAACATCGCTGCATGGGTTGTTAGTACAATCACCGCAGTAATAGCAGTGGGGATAATCGCACCCTTGCTATGTATTTACACATATGGACCCCACAATTCTGGTCGCATCAAACGTATCTGTATATATGTCACATCCATTGCCATCATCGGTGCAACCGGCGTATACGGTTATTCCTATGCTCGCTTAGACATTATGACAAACTTTTTAATCGCGCAGTATTCTGATCGACCTGTCCAAGCTGAATGGAACAATAATCTTGGACACGCCACGTATCGTCCAACCGATGCTCTAGGTCGAGCAACCGGAGCGGGCGTACATTTCAACGCATGTACGCCTGTGCGAACCCAGCAAGATGAACCTGTGACTGCTGTTGGTTTGCCCCATAGTGATGGATGGGTCAGCGCACCCCTCATTTCATCTCAACTATGGGCTTCGACCAACGCATCGAACATCGTTCCAATGACAAAAGAGACCCAAAGGTCATTGTATGACGTCATTGAATACGATGCTCTCAAAAGATTCATGAGCAACGCAGGAGGAAATCACCCTTTCCCACCGGATGTATGCACCCACAAATCATTTGATTTCACATACACTATCATCCCGGTATATGAAGGTGACGAGCTGATTCCCCGAGAATTCGTCATCGACATGTTCGCATCAGATGGGTATGCCAAGCACCTCGTTGTATCCAACGGTGTGCCCGGAAAAACCATCGATTATCGCACCGGAGCTATCAACTAGGCGCATTTCTACTATTCACGAAAAGGATATCCACTATGGCTAACATCTCTTATGCAGAAGGTGTCATCATCTTCAAAACACCCAACGAAGCAGCGCTTGAAGCAGTGATCGATGTATTCAACACTGCCAGCCACTTCGGTTATGACACCACGTTCAACCCCGACGACATCCAGATCTCGACGAACGACAATGGTGACATTGTCGGTGTTGTGCCCTTCTACGGCTCAGGCCGGTGGACATACGCCACCAATGCCGAACGCATGATCCCCTGGTTGGGCGAAAATCTCGACTCTATCGACGCAAAGACCCTCGATACGCTGACAAACTCATGGTTTAACGTCACGCTCAATTGGCGTGAATACGAATTGGGCCAAAGCTTCGTGGCAAGCGGCTGTGCCTATTACCACAAGCACGAGGGCCGAGATTTCGACTCCACCGTAACCGTTATCGGTGATGAATCATCCGATGATCTCTCAGTCTCATCCCTAGAAGAATACGGCTTCGACGCCACGTTCTACACAGATTTCTCCCGTGAAGGTATCGAGAACTTTATCAATTACTTCGCGTGGAACGACCCTGACGCAATCGGCGATCTGGCCCTCTATCCCATCGACCAGCTCGCAGACGCGATGCGAGGCCACGAACGCGACGTGTTCGCTTCATTAGAGTACCTGAGCGAGGACGAAGAGGGTATTAAGGACTACCGCGAGCGCATTCTCAAACGAGTACGCCAGTAACTCTACACCACCAAACCGAGTCAAAAGACGCGCTCAAAAACACTGAAAGAAAGGAATAAAATAATTATGTATACCGCTGATGACGTTCGAGCGTTGTACAAACGCCACTCCGATAAACTAACAGCAAAACTAACTGATGAGCAAGCTAACTTAATTGCCTCTGTATGGGCGACAATCGACGAATCCGTTGCTCATGCATACGAAGACAATGGGGGTGACGACACTGATGCCTTTAACCATTTTCTAAATCTGGCAATCATCGCTGCACGTATCGTTGACGGCACTTTGACTCTCGACGAACTAATCAAAACCGAAAACCGTCTGGCTGGCGCTATGATCTTTGCATACAGCGCTACAGATGCGGCGATGTTCACCTTGAAAGCTATGGGCGAAGATACCTCTCAAGCTTTTCATCAAGTAAAGGAAAGCCGAGCAATCACTCGTAAGAGCATCGAAGCAGCTTCTCTCTAACCCCCCCGCACAAAAACAATACCCCGGGCACATCACGTGCTCGGGGTATTGTTTTTGCCGTATGACTCTATTCGTCTGCATCCTCACCGTGATCATCCGATGCGGTAAGTGAACGATTCAGTGTCAGTGACGCCGAAAACTTCAAAACGTCATAATCAGGCACTCGGCCCGAACCCGACTTCGTGAACTGCACAGCATGTCCATGCTTGTGCAGCCTGTAAAAACGCCCGAAACCTGTCAGCATGACCGATCCGCCTGAGCGGACGGTTTCAATAATCTCGTCAATGAGAGCGCCGTACACAGCTCGTACCGTCGCTATATCGACGTGCGTCCGATGAGAGACGCGATGCAAAAGCTTCGTCTTTGTCAGGCGACCGTCCTCTCGATACCTATGTGTCGAAACCATCATCTACCCTCGTTTCAATCCTTCCGTTAAAACTAACGATTACATTCATACACTAGTATAACATACTGTAATAGCCCCACCATAAAGCCGTAAGCTCCGTGGGGCTATCACAGTGCGCATCGAGCCTTAGAACCCGAATGTTGGCGAATCCACTTCGTCTTCTGGCTCAACATTGTGAGACTGAGTGTGCGTAACAGTCGTCGTTGTCGTCTCCGTTTTCTTACTCATCGTGCCACGCTGCTCTTCGATATAAGCAGCTCGCATCTGTGAGGTGATGCCTGTCGCGCCAATGTTGTACATGGCCGAGGCTGCACGATTGAGCACCCCAAGTGACGGAGCACTTTGTCGCTGACGCTCAAGACGCCTCTGTCGCTCCTGGTTCCATGCATCACGATCTTCCGGCTTCACGCCAAAAAGATCACCCATCAATCCATCATCTGTTGGAAAACCGAGCATTGCCCGCTCCCTTCTCTTACGTTTCTTTCATTAACCACGCGTACCAATTTTACCCGAGTGACGGCTCATCACCGTCCTCTCGTTTAAATTGATCAGATTCACCCATCTCGAACCCATCGTCAACATCGTTGAGTTCAAAATCAGTCTCAGCCTCGAATGCCGATGTCTCATGCTCGTTGTACTCTTGGTTGTCACGAGCACGGTTATACGCGTGACGACGGCGTTCCTTATCGCTCCGCATCCGCTCCGTGTGCGCATCCGCATGAGCATTATCATGCCCAGGCGACTCACGCGGATCAGAGTAATACTCCCCACGCTGCCAACGATTATACGTTTCCTCTGGTGATGCTGCAAAATCCCGCATCTCCGCCCTCCACTGTGAGCCATACTGTTGTGCCCAGTGGCGTTCGATATCAGGATGCGCCTTTGCGACCAATTCCATCGCATGGACAAACGACGTCGAATAGACATCACGCTGGAGATCTCGGCCAAAGCCGTCAAACTCCATGGCTTCAAGCCCACGCTGAGCGCGACGGATCTTTTCACCCATTTGACCTGGGATCGCTTGGGTGTCGAGAGCCTTGTCTCGAACAAACCATGCTGAACCATACGCCATCAACGTCTCATTCAGATCGACAAGATTACCGTTCAAAGCAGCGCGTTCCATCTCACGAGCCATAGTCGCGCTGAGCGACATCTCATGCTGCATGTCCGACTCCGGGGGTCGCACAGTAAAGGCTCCACTGATAACAGACTCGCCCATACGCGTCGACCACTTGCCCGACCATGTACGACCCAGCTCACCAGTCCGTGGATCAACCTGCTCAGTCATATCCATATCAACCTCGCCATGAGCCGTCTCGACAAAGCGATAAGCCCACTCAGGCTCATACGCCATACGCTGACCGACGAACATACGACTGAGTGCACTCACGCGGCCCACATCCAACCCATCGAGCTGAACATCGTCCCAGAAACGCTCCATGAGGCGATCATAGTTCTCTTGCACCTCAGCTGGATCAGCCCCAGGAGCACGCATTTGCTCAAACGCTGCTTCACTGAGGCCAATATGGGTCAGCGCGGCGCTCATCTCGTTAAACGGAAGACGGTCGCCTCGCTCACTTGCCTCAATACGCTCTAAGCGACGCTTGAGCGACCACGGCAGCTCACCGCCATGCTTCTCCTTGTGCTCTTGGATGTCGCGGTTCACCTGCTCACGCTGATGTTTCCGCCTGGCATTAGCCATGTCTTCAATCGCCATGCGAGCATCGCGCGTGAACGACCCCACCTGCTGGCGGAAGTTCGGCGACAGCAGCCACATCGTCACGCCCATACCGAGTGACTCGGCAACAGCCGACATCGACACGCCGTCTTTAAGAGGCACCAAGGCGCTGAGCACCATCATGGACGCATACGCCTTGTGCTTACCTTTCAGATCGTTGGCGCGAGAAGCGAGATCAGCCTTGCGCCTCTCACCTTTCAGATTCACTTGCTTCAACGCGTGCAAATACCCATCAGCATGGCTGCGCATCTCACGGCGGAGCTGCTGTTCCCAGTCAAGACGCGGAACGCCTTGAACAGGGGTAGGCACAGGATCCGGCTCAATCACCGGATCAATGACGATCGTCTCTGTCACGTTCTCGTCAACTGCTGACTTGCGAGGCTCTCCGCCATAGCGGGGCGCTGGAAGCTCACGAGGTGGCCGACTCATCTCATTCTCCTTTTCTACAGCTCAAAACTCGCCTCGTCACGACGCGCCTGCTGTGGAGCAGAAACGCCCATGCGACGAGTGGTCGAAGGAACACGCGGAGCAGAGCCAACCTTTATGCTGCTCCCTGGCAGTACAGCCTGAATCGTCCCCTGTGTCTTCTGAGACTCAGGTGACGGGGCAAGAGGTCGACCATCTTCGCCACGACCCATTGAAGCCATCCATTGTTTCGCAACGTCACCCACGCGCACAGGCTGACCTGGGCCGCGCTGCCCGCGAACGCTTGCCGCTGGCACTGAAGCCTGAGCAAGCTGAGAACTCACATTTTCATGCTGGCTCTGCTGCATCTGGGCCATGTTCTGGCGATAATACGCACGTGCATTATTCAGATCATGGAGCTGCGCATAATCTTGCACCAACGTAGCCTTACCATAGGGCCGAACATAGTCATGTTCAATCTTACTGATCTCAGCCATGGCTTCATCGTCGATAAAGATCCCACTCCAAGCTGCTTCTATTGCAGCACCATAAAGCTTGTCGCCCTCATCGTTCACACATGGTTCAAGCCATCCCGACCGCGTATAGTCGGCTTCATAATACTGAATCTTTTCGCCAGTACGGATAGCTCCATCACGAAGCAAAGCATTAACATATTCATCCTTCTGTGGCTCGTTCTTGTTGATGACAGTGCGTACCTTATCGGCCAAAGAACCCGTCCATTCGTGAGGATCAAGACCGTAGTACTGCTTGATCTCATCCTCTGTAGGCTGAGGGAATCGCATATCGAGCCTGAGATCGGCAAGCTTCGCATCATCGATCTGATGAATCGCGTAATACGTGCGTGCCAAAGACTCGGCACCAACAGGGAGAACATGCCGATCGTCAGCGTCTTGGATAGCAACCATGGTCGGATCATCAATGATGACACCACCCCATGTCGCCTGAGAGATGGCATCGCGCAACTCGTTATCTACACGACCTTCATACTCGTCAAGCCCCATTTCCCGCTCAAAGGCTTTCACGCCATCTCGCAACAGAGCGTTCGCATATACGTCTCGATCCGGCATGTCTTTACCGACAATCGCTGCCATAGTGCCATCGAGCGTGCTGGTCCACTCGTATGGCTCAAGACCATAACGCTGCCTGATCTCATCGTTCGTGAGATCTCGATTCATCAACATGGTTGTCTCCTTCTCATAAAATATGACGGGTATTCCACTTATCAGTATACCGTATGACCAGACTAAAAACGAGACGAATCCCCTGAAAACTCACACAAAACGAGCATAAAAAAGCAGGCCATGCTCAGCCCTTGATACAAGAGCATGAGCATGGCCTGCTTACGTGAGTCGCTACAGGACCTTACAGCTCGAAACCATCGTCAGCTTCATACGAATCCGACCTCTGTGGTGCTGGCTTGTGAGACACAGACGTTGGCCGTACACGAGATGCCTGACGGCCAACAGTGATACTGCTACCGGGAAGCACCGCCGCAATAGACCCCTGGCGAGAACTTTGAGATGAAGTGGGTGAAGCTAAAGGCTGACCATCAGTGTCACGGCCCGTTGAGCGCGTCCATTGCTCCAAAGCGTTAGCAAGCTGAATCTGCTCTTTGCCACGACTACGTCCACCTGTAATTATCGAAAAATCAGCAACTTCCTGAGCCACTAGTGTCGATAACCCAGGCTTCTTCTCGGCATGAGACGAAACAAGCGTTGGTGCAGTCTCACGATAATGCTTTCGTGCATCATTAAGTTCACGCAACTCGTCATATTGACGCGTCAACAAGTCAGGAGCATAGGGGGTCACGTAGTTATGCTCCACCCTCTTGATAGCGTTCATCGTTTCAGCATTGATCAAAATACCATTCTCCACGGCTTCCTTGATTGAGTCACGCAGATCATAACCATAGACACAAGCATCCGCTCCCATATCATTATATGTTGCGTTCTCAGCCTCAAGCTTCTCCATGCCAATCTCGAAAACAGCTACCTGATCACGCAAGAAATCATTGACATACTGCTCCATCCTCCATGGGTCCTTATTATTGATGATCGTCCTCACATCGGCTGATGTACCCGTCCATTCGTCAGTTCTAAGGCCATAAACAGATTTGATATATGAATCATCAGGCTTTTGATACTGCTCGTACTCGCGCAATTCACGACGATAAAAAACCTGTACGTTGGCATTGGGATATACCTCGTGATAAGGACGTAGCAGCGCCTTTGTCAGAGAACGTACACATACACTATCCACATAATGGATTTGCGAATAGGTTTCATCGTTAATAGAAACACCATTTTCTACAACATGAGAAATAGCATCACGGAACTCGGCATAATCAATAAAGTCCTCGTCAGGTCCTGGCCGCCTGTAACCATGAAACCTTTCTTCAAGAAGCACAGCATTATCATGCAGCAATGCATTGACCTGATCTTCTCGCGCCGGATCATTCTTATTGATAATTGCCATCACTCGATCAGAAAGCGAACCAGCCCACTCATGAGCCTCAAGACCATAACGACTCTTGACCTCATCCTGTGGAACTGTCGCCATCCACTCTGACATAGCTGACACAGACATAATACATATTTCCTTTCTCGGAACGGGTTTTCACTCACGTACCAGTATATCGTACTATTGCTACCATATCGAAATACACCGGCTCATGAAGAGGAAGCGGGCTGCTCCAATCATGAAACAACCCGCTTTCCTCGCCTAATGACTCACAGCTCGAAGCTATCGTCCTCACTCTCAACAGCAACAGGCGCTGGCACCCGGTACTGAGCCGTCGTACCTCTGCTCACATGTGCCGTGCCCGTCTTCGAGCGAACAGGAACAGCCCATGACGTCGACTTGCGCCGTCCAATGGTTTCCTCTGCTACCTCACGAGCCACGGTGTCTTCCATCGCGATGACAGGTGCTTCCGCCTGTATTTCCACATCGGCTTCCAAAACCTCACGCACGCGAGCAGGAGCAAAGCTCTCGTTCCACTTTCCTTCGAACAAACCAGCTCGATCATGAGCCAAAGCCTGCATCGTCGTGAAATCACCACCGTAGGCCAGGCGATCCATTGGTGAGGCCAACTTTTCGATGACCTTCTCATCTTCCAAGTTCAGCATCACACCATTGCTGTCACTCAGAGCCGTAGCGACCTTTTCGATGTTCTCAGCATTGATTGCAACACCCAAACCGTCGTCACCATAGAACCGAGAGAACGTCTCGACCCACTGATCCTTCGTCGCTTGGACCGGCTTGTGATCAGCGTCAAGAACAGTGTTCCACACACCATCTTGACCCTGAGCAATCATCTGTCCGCGCCACAGGCTTCGAGCAGGCCCCATGAGCAGCTCATAGCGATGACGTGCATCTACCGGATCATGCTTGGCTTGCAAAATGCTCTGAGTCACCGGGTAAGTCAGCTCCAACACGGCTTTCAGCTCATCGTTGCGCAGCGCTCGCACGCCACGCTGAGAGAAGGTTCCAGCAACCCCTGTACCAAACGACTTCACAGCCGTTGCATACATGGTGCCTTTTTGATCCTCGCGCATGACCTGAGTGGTTCGCAGATCAGCGTGAGTCTCAGGGTCATATCCGATGTACTTGGCGTAATCAAGCATCTTCTTGGGCGAACCCTTGGCTCCAGTCTCGATACATGCCTTCTCAACGGATTCCATGTGCTCGTGAACCGAACCAAAGGACAACACGGCTTCGCCGTACTGATGACGCAGCGCATCGTGGTACATCCGTGATGCAGCAGCGCTCACCTCACGGCTCGTCTCCAAGAACTGCTCACGGCTGGACTCACCCTCAACGAGATCGTAGTACGCGTCGTTTGCCATCTGATGAACAGCAGCCATAGCCTCGCCGTGACGTGAGTCGTAATGCTGAGACACTTTGACGTCCAGCGCATCATGCATCGCCAGAGGATAGCAACCCTCGTCATCCATGCCTTGACCGAGGTCAAGGAGATTCGCCTCAACGCTTAGCCTCTCCATTGCTTGCTCGTGAGCCGCGCCGCGACCCAGGTTCACAACAGCAACAGAGTCACCGTCGAAGTCACCGTCAAAACACTTGACCATGTTCGGGTTCACGCTCACGCCCGTGAGCCGTTCGTCAATGCTCACACGCATGTAACGAACGCCTGCATCACGCAGCACCGGATCACGCCAAATCAGAGCGTAGTCACCATCGCGAAGGCGCAGTTTCTTCGCCAGCTCTGGACCAACGCCCACCTGATCGATGTCCAAGCGTGGATCACCTGTCCACACGGCTGTTGCCGAGCGAGGCAAACGAGAGGCCATCAAGCCTTCCTTGAAGACATTGTGCTTGCCCGTGAAACGACGGCGCATGATGTCCTGGGCAATACCGTCGTAGGCCGTCTGTGCGCGGTGCATAGCCTCAGCCATCGTCTGCCGGGCATCGGCTAGATCCTTACCCGTCAACTCGCCTGATGCAGCGCGGTCAGCCGCGTGCTTGTAACGCAGCGCCCACTCACGGATCGTCAAATAGCGATACGTGTAGTCATGGACCGTTGACGACCCATCGTCGAGGTCTTGACCCGAGCGCAGGTGCGAACTGAGCACCGGCACACGCCACGTGGTGTCTGTGGCATGAGGTGTACGCTCCCCCGTTGGCATCGTCAGTGGGAATGGAATCTCCATATCACCACCCGCATCACCAATGAGCGCAGCGAAATCACTCCGAACCTTGCGCACGTCAAACGACCCGCGCTCCGTTACGGGAACCTCGCCCATCTCAATGAGACGGCGCTGACCACCAACAGCGAGATCATCGTGACCTTCACGGAGCGTTCCATCGGGTTCGATGTCAAGGCCACACACCAGAGCCATCTCGCGCAACTGTGCTAGAGCCTGGAGGTTGCCACCATAGATCTGCTCCAACACCTTGTCGCAGCCCTGGGACTGCAACGCCCAGGCAAGCTGAGATGAGGCTTTACGTCCTTGACCAGCACGAATAGCAGCATCATCATATGCCGCTGTCTTCGCATCAACCGTCATATGGGTACCGATGAAGGACACCTGACCGATACCGTTCTCAACAACCTCGCCGTTTGGCAGGTACAACGGAGCGGTACTCTGCATCGCTTCACGAGCAGAGCCACCGTTGAAGCGGGACACGGCACTAAAGGGTGCCATCACAACGTCCAAATCAGGGTTCTCCCTAAAGAGATCCATCATGTCGGTCGATCCATACAGATCTTCGATCTCCGAAGACGTCAATGATGCATCACGATCGACAATGAGTGAAATGACACCCTTGTTGCCGTGCATGTCTGAAATCTTGTCACCAACAATGAGATCGCGCATCTCACCATCGGTTCCACGAACGCGATACTGACGTGCAAAATCAGCCGAGACAACAATAGAGTCTTCCATCGTCCATCCACCTGCCGTTATGAACGCCGTGCCCACAGGCTTCGTCACAGACGAGGCATTCATGAGGTTGGAGGTCGTCATCTGCTGACGATCAAAGGGATCATAACTCATGAACTCAGCTTGTTTCGTGAGCATGAGCGGAGCACGATCGCTCTTGTCTGAGGGAACAATCGATCCATCGGCGTTCACCTGAGCACCCGAAACCAGATAACGGGTCACGCCTTGGTTCACACCGCTCGATGTCATAATCGGATCAAAGTATCCATCGGCCTCTTCGCTGAGCAACGACATGTTACGACCGCCCGTGAGTACCCACGGATCCATCGTCGTATCGTTCGCAGGATCGCCGCTAAAACCCTGTTCCCGTGCGCGAAACGCACGGAAGTCGGCATCAATGGTTGATCCATCACGCAGTGCGTTCGGGTAACGTACACGGCGAGCTTCGGTGGCAAGAATCGCATCGAGAATATCTCGATCCATACCCTCTTCAAGGGCGCGTTCATAATGATCGGCTCGGTGGCGCGTATCAGTCAGCCTGCGATACACACCGTTAAGTGAAGCAGGCTCACCCACGCGAGACCGGCCTGTGAGCACGTCAGCTTGAACCCGATAACGAATCGCATCACTCATCTGCTGTTCGTAACCGATCAGCCGAGTGCGCTCTTCGAGAGACTTGTTCTCTCCGGGTTTTTGACTGACAACACGCGCCTCAAAGCCAGGCACGATCATGAGATCGTTACCGGAGTTGAAACGAGTGATGATCTCACCGTTCTCACCGCGAGCAAAGATCTGTCCAATTGTTCCGCTCACAGGCTCTTCTCGACCTGTCTGAGAACGCATGATCGAGCCGGTCCACTCGACAACGCCGTTCGCATCCACGCGGATCGATCCAGGGGTGACCGCGCACGATTCCAGCGTGTCTGAAACCACCTGGAGCATCGATGTGGTGAACTCATCGTCCACAACGTCTATCGACAACGCCGTGGACTCATCGAACGTAATCAGTCGATCACGGAACGTGTTGGAATAGAACGATTCGCCAACGATCTTTTCCTTCGGCAAGCGCGCGGTACGCATCGCGGCCACAAGATCATCGTTGTTACGCCACTGACCGTATTCACTGGTCATGTAACGACCAACGCGCACGGGATCAAAGACGAAATCATCCGACTCAATCGGTGCATCCACGCCGATTTGAGTATCGAGCAGATCGTGAAGATGCGCGCGAACGCGCTCTTCTGGCGTACCTGTATACGCCACAGAACCGGCCAACATGTCGTGGACACCAGAGAGATCACTCTCTTGGTCCATCTCATCGAGCAATCCTGTTGCTTCGGCGTATTCACTTCGAGTTGCATCAGGCTTGAGCAATGTGGTCTCTGCTCCGCGCAGAACGTCCCAATAGGCACGCCCAACGGCTGCAAGATCGGGATCACCCGAGAGCACAGGAACATACGTTCCCTCGCGTGCAGCATCTTCATGCTCACTGAGCTGACGGATTAAACCGTCAACATCGAGCTGCTGCTCCACATTGATGCGAGCACTACGAACAGCATCGGTGATAAACGTCGATGCTTGGGCCTGTCCCTCGGGCGTATCAACGAAGAAACGAGACGAGGCGGAGCGCTCCTTCATCTGACGACGAATGACCACCTGCTCACCATTTGCTCCCGGCATGTCCTTATACGCGCTCGTCAGCGTGTCTGTGGACAGATACGACTCTTGAAGCGTCTTACTCTTACTCTGACGCTGACCCACGTGGCCGACAAGACCTTTACCGTCCTTGCGCTCCACGGGGCGTCCCAGAGCCACGCGCACAAGGTCGCACACCTCGTCAACAGTCGGCGTGTACGCGACCTGCTTATTATCCCGGCGAGCCGTTGTCGAGAAATACAGTGTGGCACCGTTGTCATAAACACGACCCACCCACTGCTCCTTATCTCGGGTGTCAGTCAGGCGCACCGTCATGTTCGTACCCGTAAGACGGGCGCGGATCTGACCGGGACGCAGATCCTTTTCGATCGTGTAAGGGATACCCTCTTCGGCCAGCATATCGAGCACAGCCCTGGAGCGGGCGAGTGCATCGGTCGACATAAACTGACGGGCGTTGTAACGACCTGTTTCAGGGTTGCGAGCGCCGTCGAGTACCCACTGGCGCACGTCATTGTACTCAGCCGTGGTCATGCGACCCATGAGTTCAGTCAGACCCGAGATGTCATCGAGACTGAGCGCCCGGCCTGCTTCCTTCGCATCACCGTCTTCGGTGAGACGATAGAGCTTGAGTTCCGAGGACGTGACCTTTTCCAGGCTGCTCGGCTTGCCGTCTGCGAACGCGGCAATGTCATCATCGAGAATATACAGAATCGATGAACCGGCTTGTTTCACGCTTCGACGCGTCCCCCACCGAGGATCATAGGGAGAAATCGGCAGGCGCGGCCCGGCCACGCCAGCAGACCCGTTCAGGCCGATCGTCGCCGTAAAGTCTTTATACAGAGCCTTGTAACCCTTGCTCGATGTATCAGCGGGCTGGAACAAAGGCTTATACCCAGGGACGTTCTCACTCATGACGCTCTGAATAGCGTCGAGTGCTTCGGGGACACCAAGATCCCCATCGTTAAACGAACGACCCTGTTCATTGAGCTTGGCTTCCATGAGGTCTCGCAGATGCCGACCCTGGGAAATCAGGATCGGAGAGCCGATCAGCTCACTCGTTCGATTGATCGTACGGGCGATCATGTACTCGTACATATACCGACGCAAACCGGCATTACGCGTTTGCATAGCATTCTCCTTTTCAGGTTCGGCCCAGTCGGGCCGATCGGGTGATTACCCTTCTATATTACCTGAAAAACCCACGTTTCTCAACAAAAACCCTGTCAAAACACTTTTGTATCGGGTATACTAGATACGTGACAGTCATATCGCTGATGTCGGTGTCACGAGAGCGCATCTCTCGTGTGTAACATCCGCTAAGTGAATGGCAACCCACTCAAATACACAACAGAAAGGACATTTTCATGTCACGCGAACAAGTAAAAGGTACTCTGCTCACCGTTGGAGCAACGGCGGCATCGACCGCCCTTATCGTCGGCGGCTTTGTCGGATACAACCACATGCAACGAGCCACAGCATCAATCGATGTTGTAGACACGTTCAACCAGATGGAAGCCAAGAAGGTTGCAGCAGAAGACGTACAACACGGCGTGTTCTCTGACCACTGTCTCGTCGCTACCGTTGGAGACTGGACAATGGATCTCATCTCGTGGGTTCCCGAAAAGCCAGAAAACGGCGGACAACCCATTGATGATGCATGGGGGAACACTCACCCCGCCGCAAACATTCTCGATACTGATAATTTGGCTGGCTCGTACAAGTGGCAGTGGGTGAATCGTGTCACTGGTTCGTACCAGGCAGCGGTTCCCGGTACTGGCACGACCTACACGATGCTTTCGCCTATCGTTGCTGACCCCGCCACCCGCACTCAGGCAAACCTGAATACGTGGCTGAACCAAATTAAGGCGGGCGACAACGGCGGACATCTCATGATCGGCTGGGGTAACCCCTCTCCTGAGCGTGCTCAGACCTACCCGTATAACGTCCAGCGCGTGTTCGCTCCTATCGCAGCGCACTGCCGCTGGATGCCGACCGTTGAAGCCGATTCAACGAACCACAAGGCCGATACGGATGGTGTTCTCCGTAGCGACGTCACCATCGGTAACGACACCTCATACGGTTCAGACCCGTGGTTGTCCGTAGACGGCGATCAGGCCGTCGTTAAGGCAACCGGACGTGCATACTACTCTGCTACCCCTGTTCCGGCGCAATCGTCTACTGTCCCAGCAGGCGCACAGCTCATTGGGGAGACCACCCTCACGTTCAACGGTCCTGGCACCCAAACGGGTTCCGTCAACAAGCCTGAAAACTTGGACGGTGGCTACATCACCTGGGTATGGACTATTGATCGCTCCGAGCAGGGTGACTGGGCCGATTACATGGACAACGAAGCTGCTTCCACTAATTACGGGGAAGACGCTAACACCGTGAGTGTCCCGGAAAAGCCGAAGCCAGCTCCGGTGAGCGGTGCAGCACAATCTATTGAGACGACTACGCACTCAGCCCCTGCTGCTCCTGCTGGTACCAACAGGGAAAACACCCCTGCTCGAACCTCTCACGTGGAATCATCGATCCACAGTGCGACTCCCTCTATTGAAACCGCACCATCTAAGGCCGAAGAAATGCTTCTGTCTGAGCAAAGCTCGGTAAGCGCACCTGCTTCCGCCCCCGAGGAAAAGGCTGAGATTGTGAATGCCTCAGATTCGGTGTCGAATAACACTCGTTCTGCAACCATTCCGCTCACGCTCCTTGCTGTAGAAGCTCTCAGTGTTCTTAGTGGACTGCTGTTCATGCGTCGCCGCTGATAACCGAAAGAAAACAAATATGGAAATGACACAAGTTAAAGGCGTAGCGGTCACCGTTGGTGCAACCGCCGCTTTCACAGCATTGTTAACCGGCAGTATTGTCTCCGTACACAACTATCAAGACAAAGCGGCCAGCGTTGATACTGTTGAGGCATTCAACGGTTTGCAACTTAAAGCCGCCTCTTTGATGGAAACAGGTCTGACTGATGTATTCAGTGACCACTGTTTAACCTTACAAGAAGGCACAGACGCGACTATGGACGTAGCATCGTGGGTACCAGAAAAGGATAACCCTAACTACGATCCTGCTTATGGTGATACAGATCCACGCAAACTCATCGACTTGTCTAAATTAGACGATCGTTATGATTGGCAATGGATAAATACGCAACGAGACACTGAGTCGATTATCAACCATTACGGTACATACCTAAACGGTAGTCGTGCGTATATACCCACATATGTTGCTAAGCCATCCGAACGATCACAGGACAACCTCAATCAATGGTTTCATGAAACCATGGATATACAATCTGGTTATCTGCGACCTGGTTTCATAAAGATTGGAGCCAAAGAAGCAAACACAGAAAGCATAACCCCTGTTATCGCCGCTCACTGTCGATGGATCATCGACGTAAAGTCGAACGCGGTCAAGCATGACACTAACGGCACACAGTTGAAAGACGATGTCACGTTGTCTTCCGACCCCACGTGCGGTAACGATGAATGGCTGATCGTCAACGGGCAAAAAGCTCATGTCACGGCTCACGGTCGTGCCTACTACACGCTAGAAAAACCTATCAAAGGCAACGATGTGCCAACCGATGCAACCTTGATCGGAGAAACCGATCTTGATTTCTCGGCCCCTGGTACTCAGACCGCGACCATTGACAAGCCCGCGTCATTGAGCGGCGGATATGTCACCTGGGTGTGGTCAATCGAGAAGAACAACCAGCCTGTTGAATGGGGAAAGTACCTTCTCCAGGACACCACGGATGGTTGGTCTGCTGATGATGAGGTTGTTGAGCTGCCCAAGGCTCCCGAGCCTGCACCGAGCGTCTCTGCACCCACTGTTGAACCAAGCGTGGCACCGACCCCCAGCGACGTCACACCTTCGCCTGAGCCGAGTGTAACTACGCCCGCGCCTAGTGAGTCTCAGACGCTACCACCAACGACTGCTCCGAGTACCACTCCGAGCGCCGGTAGCATCAAGACTCCTGTCACCAACACGAGTCTCGCTCACACAGGCTCATCAACGCTCCCGTTGTTTGGTCTGAGCGCGGCTGCATTGGCTGGTGGTTTGACTCTGGCTCTCAGGAAGCGTAACGTGGGTTAATACCTCACACAGAGCGCGAGTAGCGGCGGTTCGTATGACACATGTTGTGCGAGCCGCCGCTTCCTTTTACACCACACCGACAAAGGAGTAATCATGGCTTCCAATCCCGTTCTGGCCGAACAACACCACTACAAACGACACATGCCCTCGGTTGCGACAGTCGTCAAGTACTGGCGCAAGCATCCTCAGCCGTGGATGAAAGGCGTGGCCATCGGATGGAACGTTCCATTTTGCTTCGCGTGCGGATGGATACCACCTGTGAAAATCCACGAGGGTTTCAAATGGAAGGGAGCGAGCTGTTTTCTTGAACGTGCTCACCTGCAAGATCATTGCGTGCACGGTCATTGCGTGCACGGGAACGATAAACCATGGAACATCGTCCTTCTGTGCCCACTATGCCACAGCGCGATGCCACGGTTTCAATCACGCAAAAAAGCGCTGCACTGGGTGTCCGAGCGGTACTCTCACCGTATGCGAACTTCCAGCACAGCGCTCCATGACGCCTCATGGCAGATCTACACCAACACACATCCGTGTTGTAATCGAGACGATATCCGCGAGCTGTACAAACTGTTTTTGATCAGCATCATGCTTCAGGCCGAGACGACGACAAACTAACCAATTCATCAAACGAAAGACCAGTTAAGTCAATTATGAACCTTTCATGCGCATCATGTAGAGAAAGCAAATACTTCTTCTCAATCGCCATAAAATCAAAAAACTCGTCCAAAAACGCCGCAACACGTTTTTCTAGAGCCTTTGATCCAGATGTATCACTAATCAACTTCTCCAATTCTTCGGCGGTCGTGATGAGATTATCCCGCTTGTCAAGACACTCCGTAGTGATCATTTCCAAATCTGTCATTTCAAACACCTTTCCTTTCGTACACCAATGGATACAGAAACAATTCTACCATAACAAACGTGCATCTATGATACACTGGATCATGTAAACAACATCCCACAGAAACCCGATCTGGAGGCGCGCCATGCCACGAAAACCCTCTCAAACCCTTGAACAATTCAGCCCCACCCTCGCTGATCAGCTCGTTGATCAATCCCTTCGCTCAATCGCTCGCGGCTCAGATAAAAAAGTCCAATGGCGTTGCCCACTTGACCCTCGTCACGTGTGGTGGGCCAGCCCGATGAACCGCACGAACGCAAAGAACCCCACCGGGTGCAGCGTCTGTAACGGAAAGACTGTGATCCCCGGTGTCAACGACGTTGCCACCACCCATCCCGATGTGGCTGCTCTCATGGTTGATCAAAGCCTCACCACGAAGCTCACCGGCTCTTCTAATAAGAAAATCGAGTTCTGGTGTGGCAACCCCTCGCACGACCACTGGGCTGCACCACTCAGTAACGTCGCACGCCAAGGAACACGCTGTCCTCAGTGCTCAGGTCGTCGTGCTATCCCTGGGGTTGACGATTTAGCAACCACTCATCCCGACCTGGCTGCTGAGCTTGTTAATCAATCTCTCGCTAACACTCTCAAAGCAGGCTCGAACGCGTCTGTGCTCTGGCAGTGTTCTATGAACCACAACCATACATGGCGCGCAACGATCTACTCCCGTACAGCTAAAAAGACCGGGTGCCCGTACTGCTCGGGAAGAAAAATCGTCCCTGGTGTCAATGACCTAGCGACCACACACCCCGCCCCAAACCCAAAAACCACCAAGAAATCCCAAATGCGTCTCACTAAGATGGTGCAAGCACTTGTCCCTGGTAGCACAGTCCTCAGTGATGACCGCACAATTCTTCCCTCGACCAAAGAATTGGATATCGTCGTTCCTGACCATCACCTAGCCATCGAATTCAACGACATATTCTCTCACTCTGAACAAGCAGTCTTCGAAAAACGCGCCAAGCCCCGGCCTCACTCCTATCACGCCGATAAAACATGTGAAGCACGCGAACAGGGCTACCAGCTCGTTCACGTGTGGGAGGATGACTGGTTGCACCGCCGTGAACTCGTCATGCGCGCTCTAGCTCACAGACTGCACGCCGTGGATCGCTTGCCTGATGTTCTGCCCGACATCAACCCACTGGCCTGTGAGCGTCTCTATGCACGCAAGCTGACGGTTCGAACTGTTCCAAGAGACGTTGCCCGCCGTTTCTGGCAAGACAACCATCTCCAAGGCCCTGTCAACTGCTCTGTCAACATCGGTCTCTACGATCAGAACGAGGTTTTACGCGCTCTGCTCGGTGTGGGGCGCAAGAACCATGGTTCACGTGTCTCATTGCCAGATGGAACCTGGGATATCCAGCGCTACGCCACACTAGGCACTGTCGTTGGTGGCTTCACCCGTCTCCTGACCCACGCTGAGACACTTCTCCCCGTTCACACGTGGACATCCTGGAGCGACAACGACATCTCTGACGGTGGGATGTACCAAGCAGCAGGCTTCACCCTGGATAAGCGTCAAGGAGCGAGCTACAGCTACGTCGGACGCACAACCAGGTGGAAGCGTGTTCACCGCTCGACGTACACGAAGCAGCGTTTTATCGACGATCCCGATCTCGTCTATGAGCCTGGTCAAACTGAGCATGAAGCTGCTCTAGCCAACAGGCTCTATCGGATCTACGACGCAGGTAAGACCCGATGGATCAAGCGCGTGGAGCACTAGAGTACAGACAACAAAAGTGAGGTGGTGATCCATATGGACCGCCACCTCACTTCGTAGTACCGCCAGCACTGCCGCGCACCGGGGGATTACATCATATCACGAGAATTACTCGTTCTCTCGGCGCTCATGGATACGAGCCATAGCTCGATCGAAAGCACCGTTACCCAAATCTTCCCACGATTCACAGCTGTTCAAGAACTTATAGAACGCGTCATGAACCTGCCACGATCCAAGCTCAGCAGCGTTCGTGATCGACTCATCGTCCCCATACACACCCTGGGTGCTATCAGACGATGCATCCTGGATCGCGCGCAGCTCACTGCTCGACAAGCCCTGGCTGATATACACCCGGCCTTCAAGCGAGCAGAGCGACCCGTTCGCATCCACCCTAAAGAACCGAGCGTCTCCTGCAAGTTCACGCTTCGTTTCACGGTACGCAGCGATGATCTCATCATCAAGACTGTGGATCACACTTCCGTTGTCACCGATAAAATCAGATCGGCTGATTTGACCTTCGGCATACCGCTTCTTCTCACGATCAGTCTTGATCGCTTCATGTGTAGCAATCTCTTGCTGCACGTCCTCATTGATCATGTCATCTTGACTAAAGACGTCATAACCCGCTCCCACGAAAGCACGGTACGCGTCCTCACTCATCATGTCGTACTCTTCGGACTCATCACTTTGACCTTGGCGTTCTGCCTCAATCGAGGCAATAAGATCCATGACCTCAGCCGAATACACGTCAGGGTCCAAAATCGAGATGCCGTAATCATCCAGATTATAAGCATCTTGGTACAGATTCATTGCCTCAGCCGCGTTCGCAGCCTGTTCAATACGCTTGTCCAGCATCTTGACAAAGTCAGGCTGGTTCAAGCGCACATCGAACTCAAGAGCCGATGAAAGCGTCGGAATCGTCTGGAGCGAGTACGTGTGACCAGGATGCTGAATCGTGTCCTTGAACAAACGCCACGACATCGGCAAGATCTCTGCATTACGGTTCCAAATCGGCGAAATACCCGCAGAGAAAATAATCGAGTTACGCTCGGGCAAGAACGCCAGGTCGTTGTACCCGATCACCGACTCTTCCTTCGCACTAATCGTGTACGACACCTTGCCTTCGACGTTCAGACCTTCGATCAAACGCTCGGTATCCTGAGTCACGGTCTTAGAGTCACGTACAGCGCGGTGGCGCGTACCCGACATCTTCGCCAGCGTCTCGATCATCGTATCGTCCGTAGACTTCAAGAAAACAATGTTAGCAACGTTTCCTTGGATGATCTTATCTACCGAATCGCCATACACGTCTCTAGCCTGCTGCAACGTTTGAAGAATCAACGTAAATTGCTGCTCCTGGCCCAAACCAATCGACAGCATCGTTTCGAACCCGGCGATACCGTGGCCCTCAGACTGCAAGTTACCCAACTCGTCAAGCATAAAGCGCGTCTTGTACAACGGCTTCTGACTCGACTTGGTCATATAGGACTTATCAAAGTTCAAGTCCACGAGCTGCTTCACGAGGATCAGCACGAGCTTCGCGTACTTCATCAAGTGCGGTGGCGTCACGAGGAACACAGCCTTGGGCTGTTCCGAGTACCGCACCGACGACAAGATGATGGCAGGCACGCTCTCTCGTACCGTCTGAGGCTTCCCAGCCTTGTCGAGTAGACGAGTCGTAGGATAGTTCAGATGGCCTGGAACAAGTGTCCCATCCGGCCCCTTCACCATCTCCACGAGGACGCCGTTACGAATGATTTTGCTCCCCGTCACAGGGTCTTTGACGAACTTACGACCGTTCAGGGACAACTGGTACCCCTTCGTGAACTGGAAGTAGAACGTCTTAAGCAACACGCCGGTATGCGGGTTAAACAAACGCAGTCGCAAGTAGGCGACATCGTGAGGGAACTTGCCATCGAAGTAGTAACGCGCCCAGCCTTCTCGCACGACTGTGTCTTCGTGCTCAAAGTCTTTCCCGAGGTTGTGTGTCAACTCGGGATCATCAAATGCGTCCCATTTCGCCTGAGCACCGATGAGTCCGTCTCGCTTGGTGAAGTTTTGTGCGAAACGGACACCGAAACGACGAGGGAACGACAACCCGCCCAGGTCAGTGTTCTGGGAGGGCGTACCAGAGGTCAATGTCGAAATCGTCGGATCGGTAAAGAAGCTCATTGCGGTGATAGCAATACCGTAGACAGACGCGAGCATCTTCTCAGCTCCCGCCATTGCACGAAGCGCGTTGTTCGCGTTGGCAATCAGCGTGCGCATCGTCGACTGGGGCAGGGCCTCAGTCGCGTTAAAGAACAGGGTGAGCAGGTCAAGTTCAGGCTTGTCTTCCCACAAGAACTCAATACGCTCGGCCTGTGCCTGATCGTGATTGATCGCTTCCTGACGTTCGTCTTCATCCTGGATCTGATCATAGTACCCACCCTTGAGACGCTCGTTCATCTGAGTCATCGGAGACTTACGCTTCTTAGAGGTGAGCTGCACGAACAGCTGGTAGCAGTTATAGAGCGTGACTTTGCCCCACATGGCATCGAGCTTTTGTTCCAAAACCTTCTGGTCCATGCCATGTCGCATCGCATACTGACGAAGCTGGTGCTCTTCTTCCAGGTAGTAGTCGATGAGGCCGTATGCTGCACGCTTGAACGCGTTGTTTGCCGCGTTCGGCCACACAGGGTCTTCTGCTCCATCGACCGGGAAGAACACATCGGCGATATTTTCAACGTAAAGAGCACACTTGGTCTGGTCGCCTTCGCGTGCTGCTTCAGCTGCCATTCCAAGCGGATTGTAAATGTCCGTTTTCATGGCATTGATCAAGTTGAACTGCACGACTTGGAACCCGCGCATAGTGGCACGGACGTAATTCTTCACCAAAAGTTCGCCCTTGGGGTCATTGATGACCATGTTGTCCGGGCGCTTTTGACGCATCCAGATATCGAGCATCGGCTCAATGTAGGTCTGACCTTTACCAGCACGAGTCATAGCCAAGATCATCGTATTGGCAGGGGCTGTATCGACGTAATACACGCCAGCCGGGCGCTGAGGCTCGTACGTTGGCAGCTCCCACTCCCCATTCACCAGATCGGCAAGCGTGGCAAAGCCTTTGAGCTTATCTCGGCTCGCGTTCCCAGGGTTGTAGGGAACAGTGCTGGGATCCAAGCGCCTGCGCAACTTGTCGTTATCAGGCAGACCCGACGCGTCCCACAGAGCCGTCCCAAAGGCTTCATCGAACATCGGAACCATGTCAGTGATCGGGATTCCGTGTTCATCGGTGAGAACCTCGCCCTTGAACAAAGTCACGTCACCATCGTCATCGAGCACGTCTTGCTCAGCACGCTTGGCAAACGCCACCGGTTTAATACCCTTATTCGCCACCATCGAGTGTGAGATGAGCGTTGTCGCACTCACCCCTGTGTGTGCTCCGACATCGGGAACAACGTCGAAGCGCTCACGTACCTCTTCGGGCAAGGCCACGTGCTGATCGTTCTTGTACTGGTTAATATCCGTGGTATCACGCATGAGGTTCTGAGCCTTGAGGTTGCGCATCAAGACCAAACGCAGCGCTCCCCATGCAGCCCCACCAGCGAAAGCGGAGACGAAAAACTTGATCCAACCAAATGAGAAGATCCATCCCAGAGCGCTCCCAGGCCGATCAGCCATCTGTGCATAACGCTCGGTCGTTTCTGCTGCCACAGCGTCTGTGTGCCACTGTGGTTCAGGCACGTCCTTGGCCGACTCGTAACAGGTCTCATCGGATGGATCGGGCGACCCATCATTTAAAGCTGGAGAATAACACGCCTCGCTGATCACACTGCGGTGCAAAGCTTTGGTCAGATCCCTGTTCTCAACGGAGTAGCTTGGAACAGACGAGTGCCACAGCGAGTCTTTCGCTGCTGCAATACCCATTGCGCCAAAAGAAATGATCACCCAGACGGAGATAAAGACAAGTATGCCGACCGCTGCTGAGGCGATCTCACGAGATCGTGGAGAAAGCTTTGCTTCAATCTCACTACGCTCAAGCTGCTGATCCCCGTGAACATCCTGGTACGCCAAGGAGTCCAGCTCGTCTTGTTGACCGAGCTGTGCCCACGCTTGGCTCCCCTTTTCACGAGGGGCCTGCCCTCTAGCCTTTCGACGCCAACCCATATCGTTACCTTCCTTTTAATTCGTTTGGTACACCAAGACAATTATATCAGATATACACAGGCCATATCAAAGACAAAAAGAGGGGATACGGCCCAGATTTCCCAGACCGTATCCCCTTCTGACGCTACCTAGCGGCGCACGGGTGCTTACACACCCAATGTACCACCACCGGCAGCACTATTCATCACCCATGACATCATCGAAGCAGCGTGTGCGCTCGAACCTGCCCCGCCGTGGACGAGCATTCCAATGATCACACCCAGTGCGAGGAACGCCAAAGCGACCAAGACAGCCAGCGCGATGTACAAACGGTTGGCACGCTTAGCAACAAGGTTCTCGCGATCCATCTGGTCCATGAGCAGCTGCTTGTCGGTTTGCAGCGACTCGACCTGGCTCTGGAACTGCCTTGCGATCTCATCACGAACAACGCCAACGCGCTCGGCTTCTTCCTTCACGCGCTCGTTCGCACGCTCGACCTCAGCGCGAGCCTGAGCGAGCTGTGCATCATTTTCCTGGCGCATACGCTCCAAGACCTTGTTCGCTTCGTCCTGAGCCGCCAGAACGCGCTTGTGGGCTTCATCGCGTTCCCGTGCAATCTGCTCGTGCAGCTCCTGTTCACGAGCTGCAAACTCAGCGCTCTTTTCTTCAACGATGTTTTGACGCGAGAGCTGTTCCTGGAGAGCCTGAGTGCGAGCGATATCTTCCTTACGATTCTCATCAAGGAAGTCATTCATCTCGACGCGGAACTTCTCAATAAGTTCAGCCTCGCGCTGCACCTGCTCAGCGCGCTTTTCAATGAGGTGATCCATCACCTTAGTGATGGCCGCATCGAATGCACCCTGTGCCGAGGTCTTGCGAGCACGCAGGATCTCATAACGGCGAGCCTCGTAGTCGGACTCGATGTCCAAGCGAATTGATGCTTCCATGTCGTCCATCTGGCGAGTGAGAGCAGGCTTGTGACGCTCGTCGTAACGCACGCGCTCTTCCCCGATCCGAGCCTGGATAAAGGCTTCACGTTCCTGCTGGTACTGATCGGCGAGCACAGCATTCTGCTTCTCAGAAATCTCGCTCAAATCGGCAAGAGCCTTTGTCTCATTACCATTGACCTCAGCCATGGTCTTGGCCCACGTGTTGTCAGCGTCTTCGTCAATGCTCATCTGAGCGCTGATCTCATCACCCGTACGTGAGACGAGCGAGAAGAACAAGTTACGCAGTTCCTCGATATCACGACGACGCTGATCAGCAAGGACGGTGTTTGCCTGCTGAGAGAGCATCTTGATCTGACCATCAAGCCAGTTGGTGCTGTCCAGATGATCGAGCGAGAACTGAGCCGGGGTATCAACCTCGTAGCCCAGCAAGGTTTCGAAAGGCGTCATATCGACGGCGAAATCCAGACTGTCATCAAGGAAGCGACGAGCAACAGCTGTGCGAACAGCGTCTTTATTAAAGACACGCTCGTCCACCGGAGCGACCTCAGAAGCGACCTCTACCTCTTCGGTCTGAGTTGGTACATGCGGAGCAGGAGCGGGAGCCTCTTCGATGTCATCAAAGGGGTTCTCATCCTCATCATCCTCGTCATACAGACCCTCATCCGAAGGCAGCTCATCAACCATCAGTTCATCCGGGATGTCATCGGGATCGAAGTCCGGCAAGCCTTCAACCGCCTCAACAGCCTCACTCGGAGCAGATGCGGTAGGCGGAAGAGTAGGAGCAGCCGGTGCTACTTCCTCATGCACCTCTTCGGGTGCCACTTCTTCTTCTACAGCGTCACTCTCGCCACCCAAACGCTTCCAGAGCGAGGGAATGAGCGATGCCAAAGTGACAGTACCCGCTGCAATCTCCTGAGCCTGAGCCAGGGTGACAGTATCAATGTCTCCATCGGGAACCTCAATAAGACCCGTTGCTTCATCGAAATGAACAGGAACAGTTTCCAGGGTTCCATCCGAGCGAGGGGTCACCGACGTGAGCAAGAACTTCGCACGGTCGAACAGGGTGTACTCCCCCATGCCATCAGGACCAAGGGAAGCAGGTGTCGGAATAACGCCCAAGATATTGTGGCGAAGCATGTCTTCGGTCGCACACACCTGAATCTTGTCGTCAGCGATCCGCTGGAGGATCGACCCCTTGTCCTCGTTACCCTTAGACGAGACCTTACCCAGGCCCCCAATGCCGCCGTCTTCGATCGAGGCATCGACAGGGAGCGCAAGGATCACGCCGATACCATTTGGCAGGAGCCACTCGGTGTTCTGGCGGATAATATCAAGCGCAGCGCCGGGTTCAGTCTCGTCAATAACCAGAGTGAGCGAGTCCTTTGCAGCGCGTGCATCAACGGCTGGTGCCTTCGCTTCGGCCTGAGCGGGAGCAGCTGCCTGAGCTTCTTCAATTGCGCCGCCGCCATCGGCAGCAGCCTTGTCTTTCTTGCCAAACAACATTGAAATCCTTTCGTTTGATCAAATGGGTGATGGAGCCGGTACCACCACGGTAATGAATGGTACCGGCATCGCGAGGTTTACACTCGTGTATCAGCATATCACACTTTTGCGTGACGATGTTGATATACGAGCATATTCGCTTTTACGCGAGAACAGCATCATAAGGTTGGACCACAACACGTGCATCCGACTTCAAGATCGACACGTCTTCGCTCCGCAACGTGCCTTCAATGCTGACGGCAATGTTGCGTTCATGCGGGTGTTCGTTGATAAACGCGGCGATTTCCGTTGTCACAAATCGCTGCATTCGTCGCACCATATCACGAGCACCACCAGAGTCCGAGTCACTCCGCGCCTCATCTTCCACGAGAAACTCCAACACACGTCCATCGACGGTGACATGGATACCGTGCTTACGCTTAACGTCTGTGATCATTTCGGCGAGCTTCTTCGTCATGATCTTGCTCAGCGTGGCGCGAGACAGAGGCTGGAACGGGACGATCGCATCGATACGACCCAAGAGTTCGGGTGGGAACTTCCCACCGTCTTCACTCTTGATCGAAGTCTCGATGATCTTCTCGTAATCTCGCATCGTCTCTTCGCTCCCGTGATCATCGGCGTTGTATTCACCAATAGTGCGGTAGATCTCAGAGCCAGCGTTCGTCGTCAGCACGATGTACGTATTCAGGAACGAGACCTGGCGACCATCCTTATCAGACAAACGACCGTCATCGAGCACTTGGAGCAGCAGGCGCACAACGAGTGGTGACGCCTTCTCGATCTCATCAAAGAGCAGCACGCAGTGGCTCACTGCCCACACGTGACGAGCGAGTTCTTCACGGAAGAGATCAACACTGTCGTCACGGCCCCATTCCGACATATCGAAACGCACAAGGTGACGTTGGTCGTCACCAAAGAGGATCTTTGCGAGCTGCTTTGTGATTTCTGATTTTCCAACTCCTGTACTGCCCGTCAGAAGAAGGGATGCCATAGGTTTACTCGGGTCATTCAACCCTGCCACACACAGCTGCAAACGCCGTGCAATCGACGTGGTAGCAAAGTCTTGGCTAAAGACGCGCTTGTCCAGCTCGGCTTTAATCGCCGTCGCATCGACGTTAATCTCGACTTCGACACCGAACTCGACTTTCAACACTGTTGCGAGCAGCTTCTTATCCATCGGTTCACCGAGGTACCTGTGGCGACCCACCATGGCATCGAGCACACGGATCGACTTACGCGGCTGCACAGAGGCAGGCACGTAGCGGTTCGTGTAGTCAAAGATCTGCTCATAGAGCGACTCGCTGATCATGCCCTGATCAACGCCATACTTTTGTGCCATGGCCTTGAGAATCTCAATGGTCACCCTTCGATTCGTCTGAGGGATATTGATACGCGCAAGACGTTCGACCAGAGGCAGGTTCGAGGCAATATGCGCATCGAACTCGTCATAGGTCGTTGCTGCAATAACCTTGATCCCACGCGAACCAGAGGCCGCGAGCAAAGGCTTGAGCGCTTCCACAGCAGCAGCGGAGAGCTGGACCACCTGGTGGAACTCGTCGATGAACAGCACGACTTCCCGACCCTCGGCCTTAGAGAACGCCTCGGCTTCGTCGAACAACGCCTTCAAGCGTGCAGCCATTTCCTCTGGGTTCGACAAGTCAGAGATCATCTTCGCCATATCGACTTCGAGGTAAATACGAGCCGGATCATCTTCCATGCACGACTGCACAAGCACAGTGTTGTGCGTGACGACGTGACCCCGGCCCACCTGGTACAAGTGTGTATCCGAGTCCACCATGATGCACGTCATCTCGCTCTCACGATCCGTGTCGATAACCTCAGCAATCAAGCCACCGATGCGACCCAGAGAACACTCCAGCTCGTGCATGTCGATATCGACCTTCCAGATAAAAGGCGAGGACACATCTCGATACGACTCGCTTTCTCTGAGCGCTCGCAACATCTCTTGACGATCATGAATGCTGCTCGTCATGTACAAACGAGGGATCCGACGCTGCTCTTCATCCTTGACAATCAAGCCTGTAAACGCCGGGTGCGTCATCACCTGTGAGCCTTCGACGCGCTTGCCTGTTCCCTCATGGATAAAGATCGACCGAGACTTCTCCTTCTGACGCTTCCACCCCATACGCTCTTCAATAACGGCAAAAACCTCATCAGGAGCCTCATTCGGCATACTCACGTACCCGCGCTCGTCGATGCGTACGCCCCAGCCGAGGAATGCGCCACACACGTAAGGATCAACCGGGAGCAGACGGCTTTGTCGCACCAGTGCTCCAGAGTCGGGTATCTCCCATACCAACCATCCGTTACGTGGATCCACCAAGCCGTGGTCCATAATCTCTCGAAGCGACAATGTCTGCCACTCATAAGTTCCACAGCGACGCACAGTCCACAGGTGCTCATCGTTGCAACGTACGCGATCGCCTCGGTTCGTCACCATCTCATACTCACGTTTCATCCCCTGTGGGAACACGCCGGTGACAGTGACAGGGTCTCCATGCTCGTCAAAGACACGATCACCCACCTTGAGCATCCCAATACGCACGTAGCCACGTTCGTCTGCAACCGGAATCAGCTCATCGTTTGGATGAGCCTTGCCGGTGCCTGGCGGGGCAAGCAAAATCGCGTTACACATCTCGGGGCGAGCCAGAGCACTCATCAGTGAGACCTTCTCCTTTTCACGGCCCACAACTTCACGCGCTGGTTTGCCCAGACGAGACGCAAAGTCTCGCAGCATGGGGTAAGACTCATTCAGGCGATCATTGTCGAACACATTAACACTCCGTTCCAATCGATTAACTTGGTATACCAACATTCTAGCACAACCTGGCTACTGATAAAAATTACCCCTGCCAGATTTCTCCAGCAGGGGTAAAAGGGAGGTGTAAACCTACCAAACGATCAGAACTCCGGCTCGTCGTTCTCGATCTCAGCGACCTCTTCGACCTGTGCCTCGGCGCTAACCTCGGCTTCTGCGTCCTTCTGAGCAGCCTTGCGAGCTTCATTAGCTTCCTTAGCTGCCTTCGAAGCTGCACGCAGCTCATCGAAGATCTTATCGTCGATCGCCAACTCCGAAGGCTCAAGAGTCTTCGTGTTGATAACAAGACCAGTCTGCTTACCAGATGCAGGCATCACGTCTGCCTTCACCGCGTAAACGCGAGGTCCCGGATGACCGTCACGCTCAGGCATCTGAACGAAGTTATCGCCAGCCGCAGCAACAATAGCATCTCGCTGAGACGCACTGTAACCGGCCTGGCGATCATACACCGTTCGACCATCCAATTCACGCTTCTTCGACACCAGGTGAGGAACTCGCTGGGGTGCAACACCCTCAACAGGACGCACCTGTGCATCCAGGAAGAAACGATCGCCAGCCTTTGAGTGTGCGTTGGGGTATTCGACAACCACCAGCTCGACACCACTCATCGAACCCTTACCACGTAGAATAGCCATTGCGCCATCCTCCTTCCATATCCCGCTCCGCAGAGCGTCAGTCGAGGGTTAATCAGCCCTCTCATATACACGGATCCCTCCCGTGCAACGCTCTTTCATCATAATACGAGAAAACACTGAGTGTCAAGTAGAACATCAGCCAAGTTCAATATCGTCGGATACATCCATGGTGTCAGTCTCAGGCGTGTCCAAAACAGCCTCAATCTGAGGCACCAAGTCTGCCGTCTCACGCCATGTACTGTCACGAACGATGCCAACTAAACCCTCGTCAAAGCTGACCGTTGCACTCCGACGCACCCTCTTCTTCATCGGGACCACATCGCTGAGCGCGCTTGTGAGAACCAAGTCGCCGCTCTGAGCGCTCATCTGCTTCTCCAGAGTATCAGCCACCTTGTTCATCCGGCGCACGTCACCCAGGGGCAACACGGCGTCAACGATGGTGCTCTGCCCGGATTGCTCCAGATAGGTTCGAGCCTCATCGACCAGGCGTTGCCGCCTTCGTGCCCATTGAACAAACCCCTGAGCTGTGTGGCGTCCCAGGGCCATATCCACCACCGTATCCGATCTGACGTCGTGAAGATCCATACCCTTGGTTTCAGACAATGTCCAGCGCTCCCCTGGAACCACAGTGAGGACATTCTCATCACCCGCTGTCTGATCCTTCTGATCTGAACCTACCTCATCGCCTACAGCCTTGATGACAAGACCTTGACCCGACAGAGTCGACACCAGATCGTTCATACGGGTTTTAAGCGTCTCACGCGCCTTCTCCAAGCGCCGCTTGAGCGTCTGACGCCCCGCTGAGCCACCGGCCACCAGCAAGCGTCCACCGCTCACGCCATGAGAAACCACCCCTAAGCGCTCGGCTTCATTCGCATCCTTCATCTTCGGGATGGAACGATCCCCCAGCAGCCCCTCTAGGCCAAAAACACCTGTGCGTGCCTGATCGACAGCAGACAACGCCTCTTTCCACGTCTCATCGCTGCTCTCACCATCAACCCCTGTTGCCAGTGGCCCCAGCAGCGAGCGGTACTTGCTCACGCACCGGGCATGGTACTCTTCCTCTTCGAGATAGAGCCTGTGCATAGGTTCAGACGTTGATGAAACGACCCCTGCTTGGAAGCCGGACTCCCATTCTGAGGCACGCTGACGCCACATATCACGCTGAGCGTTATGCTCCCGCATCCTCGTTCCATACGAGCGCAGTCGCAGGGAGAATCCCACGAGATCATCCTCGGCGCTCACGCCCCCAGCTCGCGTCTTGATCTGCTGAGCGTGAGTCGCCATCAGGGTCTCCACATCTTGGCTCATTGCGTCCAAAGTTGGCGTGCGCACATGCGTCATCTCTGGTGGCAGCGAAGCAAGGACTTGATACAAGCCGTTAACACCTCGCTCCATAATGGTCTGATACCCACGTTGAACAAGCGCCTTGCGCGCCTGCTCACTCAAACCCTCTCGCTGTGCTCGCCTGCCCGCGTAAGTCTCGACAGCGAGCATGGCAGAAGCCATCGGTGAGCCTTCTTGTTCAAGCAGCTCACTCACCAGCTCTGTGGCAACGCTATTGGCACGTCGCATCTCGCTTCGGTTTGATCCAAAGCGCCACAGAGTCTTATCGGCAGGCAAGCACGCGAGCAGCAGTTGTGGGAGCGACTCTTCAAGCACCTTTTTGTGTGCCCATCGCTTGACGAACGCTGCAACATTGAGTCGTTCATACCCCACGGCGCTCGACATATGGGCCACGTGTTGGTTCTCGTCTAACCACGAGTCCACGCCACGTCGGAGCACCGAGATATCAGTGCTCGTGAGCTTGCCTTTTTGCTGGACGCCTTTCCCGGTGCGAACCGTTCTACCGCGCCCGGCATCAACCATTGCAAGGTGGCAGTGAACATGCAGGGTGTCCACCTGGATCACGCCGACGTAGCGCAGGTCATCGAAACGATGCCCCATACGCTCCAATCCATGCATAATCGCCATGCGCAGTCTCATCTGATCAATATGACCTCGGTAATCACCTTTGTTTGTCGCCACGAAGCCTGTGGGAACCACGCCCATCTCTTGCAAATACTCAGGGCTAAAAGACAACACAGTTTTCATGACCGTGTGCCCCTCGTCGAACAGACGTTGAATATCAGCGCTTGCTCGGCGTACACCTTCATCGGAGAGCGAGGGCTGGCCGTAGCCAAAAGCAACGCCGCCCAACCCAGAGACGTGGAGCACGCTCTCTTTGACCTCGTAGCGCGAGTGGGCCTTCTCCGTTGCGCTCTCACGGGCCATGTAACGAAGAATGAAGTCTTCCGTATCGCGCTTGCGGATCGGCGTCACAGGTTCGGTTGCCCCTTTGCGAGCCATATAGCGCATGACGTAGGTACCGGGGGTGCCACCACGTGATCCACCTTTGCCAGAGCCTGGGGTGGGTACGCTGAACTCGTTGACGACAACGATGCTGCTCTTGAGGCTCACCATTCAACCTTTCTGTAACGTCTGAATATAAGGGCAGGGGCGGCGCAATCCCACCGCCCCTGCCACATGATGACATCTTAGAACTCGGGTTCCTCGTCTTCGATGTCAAGGTCAAGAGCGTGAATCGTCTTGTCTCCCGCGCTCTTATCCTTCTCGTCGCTCTCATCCGTATGAGACATCTTCTCACGAAGACGTGCTTCGACGTCTTCACGGATCGAGTCATCGCTGAAAGCCTCGGTGACAGCAGGGCTGTTCTCGGCAATCTGAGAGGCGACGAAGTCACCGAGCACAGACTTGAACGTCGAGTCCAATGTGCTCTCCTTGGCAGACTCCACGCTCGGTTTGTCCTCGTGCGTCTCTTCTGCTTCAACCTCAGCATCGACCTGAGCTGCTGCCTTGTTTTGAGCGTTGCGCATCAGCGCATCGAACAGAGGCGATTCCATGACAGGCAAGGTGGTGACAGAAGCACCGCTCAAAGCCTGAGAAATCGACGCACCTTCTGCCTCGTTGGTGTGACCCTCTGAGCCGTCCTCGTCATACTCAGACAGATCCATACCGGCGAACATGTCGTTCACCTGAGAGGTTCGCTCCATGCTCCGATCCGCAGATAGGTTGTTTTCACTCTCACGAGAGCGAATCTCACTGAGGTAGTCCGGGAAGTAGTCGGACAGATCAAGGCCGGAGTTCTCGGAGTCAATGACAAGTCCGTCTCGGTCCACAACATCGAGGAACACCAGCGGTGCTTCCGTTTCATTTCGGGGTGCAATTGCAATACCCTTGTAGTGAGCCGGGAGCTGCCACACTTGGTTGAGCAGGTCGGCAGGGGGTTCGAAACCTTCGTTGAAGAAACCCTTTTGAACAAGGGCGACCAGTTGCTCATCGGAGAATTCATAGAACGCATCGACCGTTGAGTCACCGCCATCCATGTTCCGATCAAAAGTCACTTCGGTCACGCCGTAGGCGATCTCGGGTGAGTCATAGGGAACCAATCCAACAAGACGACCACGAACATGGAGAACGGGTCGGTAGTTAGAACTTGGTCCATGGTTGGTGAAATACAAGGTGTCCACAAGAACCTTGATGTCGGCTTCGCCTTCCACCTCACGCGTTTCAACGTCTCGCATCGACAGGGCACGTTGTACCCAGCGATTCGAGCGACGCATTCCGGTAACGGTACTCATATATTCTCTCTTTCCTTAGTAGGGGTAGAACCATCGGCTCAGCGCCGACGCGACTTCTTCTTCTTCTTTCGGTCTGGTTCAGGGGTTTCGACACGCTTTGCACGGCCCATTGGTTCAGAGGCGTGGTGTACACCTTCTGTCCACTCGCCCATGCCCCCTGCTCGATCAACCCATAGTCTCATCGAATCAAAACCTCGGTTCATGACGCGCCACATCCATGTACACAGCGCGATCACACCAGCGGAGATCACCAGGGTTGTGAGCAGCATCGGAGCAACCCAGTACGTGATGAACGATTCACTGCTCGGCGCATTTGCACTCGTCACGCCCAATGCATTTTGGATGAGTGATCCCATGTTTGGAACAACTTTCAGTGCTCCCCACATCGTGATCCACAGGCTGATGAACAGCCATACAACAAAACCGATGACGCGGGCAACAACGTAGAGGCCCATACGAGCACTTCGCTTGATTGCCCCCTTTTCATCGTCAGTCATGGGAGTGCGGGAGGTCTTAGCCAGGGAAAACAAATTCATGAAAATATCCTTTCGAAAAATACAAATGGGACGAGTGGGACTGCACTTACTTAGTACGTCCGATCGTGACCAGGGGAACCGGCCCAACCGATAAGATCGGTAACGTTTCCATCGCTATCCACGGTGTAGCTCATCGTAGAGTACGAGGTACTCGTCGCCTTACCGTCAACGCTTCGTGTTGTGATACCAACCACGGCAAAGTAGGAGTACTTCGTGCCGTTAATATTCGTCACAGCACTCGTGAACGAATCGAGAGTCGAGTTTGCACCCTCGTAAGCAAAGTACGTCTTTCCAGACGAGTCTGTGCGCCACGCGCCTGCATCTTCACCCGGCATGAACACCTTGAGGAACTGAGAGTTCTCGTCCAAGTGCCAACGGTCGATGAGTGCCTTTCGCGCATCAATATACTGCTGCCCGCTTGACCACGTGAGCGCCTGCTTCATGATGGCTTCAACAGTCTCGTCATCCTTGGCCTTACGCGCCGGGGACATACCAGTGGTCTCAGTCGAGACATTCTCTTGCGCGGTCGCACGTGATGCCTGAGTCGAGCCAAGCTGGGAGCGCAACTGCTGGACGTAGGCTTCCGTGCGTGCGTTCTCGGTACTCACAGTGTTTCCGTGAACAGCTGCAACGCCAATACCACCACACAGGATCGCGCCACCTGCAATGAGCGCGCCAAAGCGCACGACCCATGAGGGCTTATTTGCTTGTGTCATCTCAACCAACTCCGTTCGCGTGTGCCGTGTCATCACTAATGAGCAAGCGTGCTCCAGCGCTGGTGACGCCAGTATGCAGCTTGGAGAACGTTCCAGACCCGGCGTCATACGTGGCTGTCGTCCATGCGAGCAACGTTCCGTCGCTCCCCTTGCACAGCCAAGCGATCGGCAGAGCAGACGTGTCTGTCACATCGTAGGTGACAACCGATTCCCACTTGTACTGATCGGCGGGCATTGGATTTGCCCCGCCAGACCCGTCTTTAACCAAAGGCGAGAACCATCGTCCAGCGGCCTTAGCTGGAACCAACTGAGCCAACGCCTCATACAGACTCTTAGACTTTTGTGCATCCTGCTGCGCTTGCGCGGCAGCAGTGCTGGGTTGCCAACCCCTGTATTCGTTTTGGAGATCAGCAACCTTCTGGCTCTTTTCTTGTAGAGCGCTCACAGCTTTCTTTGCCACGTTTGCATCGGGAACAGCTTGCTCAGTGTGCTGTGCACTAGAGATCTGAGCGTTCAGATCGTTAATCTCAGCCGTGCGGTCCACAGGTTTCGCCTGCATTCCAAACGCGACAATACCAATACCCAGAGCTGCAAGACCCACGCTTGCACCCACCTTGAGGCCAGTGCGAGAGCGGGTGCTCTCCTTGGAACTCTGCTCCTTTTCGGCGCGACGACGCTCCCATTCTTCGGCAACGTCTGCGCGAGTTGTGCGCTTCGGCTTTTCAGTCGGAGTGCGCGACCATTCGATCAAGTCATCAAGTTTCGACACGGCTATCACTTCCTTTCGTTTGACGCGATTTCACTCGTGTATCAATATAACTATTGTAGCACAAAGTCCCGTACCAGATGCAAATATCCAGTACGGGACTTGTGACATGATCATCTCACTCACGGTCCAGGGGTCAGGCGCGTACCCTTATCCCCCTGCCCCTTCTGCATAGAAGAGGGCACCGTGACGGACGTGAACTTCGAGGACTGCTCCTTCGTCACGTTACGGAACGCCAAATAATCCGTATCAAGACCAGTTGAACCAGTGTAGAACTGACCAACTGTAGGGGATCTATCGTTGAGCGAACCGGAAACGATCTCGCCATGAGACTCGTAGTTTCCTTCGCCCCAAACTTCCTTCACAGAGTCTTCGCCCACGTACATGACCGTGTGCGACACGCCCCCAGTTGTGCGCAAAAGGATATCCCCAGGCTGGAGCTTGGACTTATCACCGTGGTAATCAACCGGCTTCCACTTCGAGGAGCCTTCACCTTGGAGATAGGCAAGCTGGTTCGACACGCCACCAGCGGGATAGCTATCATCCGTTCCAGACCAGCGCACGGCTGTTGCCACAGTGCGGTCACACGAGGCATAGAAATGATCCGATTCACCAAGTACTTCCTTGTGGAGGTATTTGTACAGATCAGTACCATCGTTGCCCTTACCCTCGTCGTTGTACGGCCAAGCGTAGGACAACGCAGCCTTGACCAGCGACGAGTTATCAACGTGTCCAGCAAAAGACTTACACTGACTTGCCGCCTGAGCAACAGAAGCGTTGTTCGCTCCCGTCACTGCACTACCAGACTGAGCAAGAATCGAATCAGCGAGAGACTGATTCTTCGACCAGCCACCCATCTTGGCAAACCACGTACCAGCAGCAGCTTCACGAGTTCCCAGCGTTCCATCATTGATACCTTCCCACTTCGTGAGGAAATACGAGGTTGCAGCAGACACACTGCCACCCTCAGAGTTATTGATGAGAGCCTTCACCTGACCCACGCGGGTTGGATCATCCTTGGACACCATGAAACCAAGCTGAGTTTCCAGCGTGTACCAGGGCTTGTTGATCGACTTCGCATACTCGGTGAGCAGCGTGTTACGGCCATTCGTCCACTGTCCAAGACCAATACCCATGAGGTCAATGGCAGGGAAACGAGCAGCGTAGCCAGGATCCACTTGAGCCATCTTAAAGTTCTTAAGCTGAGCATCGGTTTTGCGCGGCCCAATCGTGAACTTCTCGTCGAAAATCGTCTCAACGCTCGTTGGATCAATACCCGACTCATGCGACCAGTTGCCAAGGATGCCAGCGATATTCTCATTCGACATTCCCCATGCCGAGAGTACGGAGTAAATCGTCTTAGCATTTTCTTCTGTTTGAGCCGAGAAATCGCCTTGAGCGCCCTCAGATGCTTTCACAGCGTTATCAACCGCAACGGTACACGAGGGCAGAAGACCATCGCGAGCAGCGTTGTTGCCTTCACGCATCGCTATGGTACCAGCAGCGGTAGTAGCCACAATCACCAAGGTAACAACAGAGGCAATTCCGGCTGTTGACGCGGAGACAACCCCGCCAACAGCACTTGATATCGCAGTACCTACAGCTGAAAAGAACCCAACCACGGCTTTAGCAGCACCGACAAGTGCGCTCACAGCCATAGACCACAGCGACTGAGCAGCAGCAACCGCCGCCATCATCACTGTTTTCAGCCAGTTCATAAACGTCGTAAGAGCAGCAGCTTGCGCAGCAACGGGAGCAGCGGTTCCTACAGCGGCTCCAGCCGCAGCCTTACCACCGACGCCCTTGCTCGGTCCAACGCCTGTAATAGGCTGATTACCACGTGCAGCGCCGTCATTTGGCCCCATCACATCAGTACCATTGGCACCAGTGCTGGCGGGCGTATCAGGCTGTGACACACCCTTCTTGGCATCGGCTCCAGACACCTCTTTGTCTATTGGCTCTGGAGCGCGTGCCATATCACGGGATTCTTCCATCATTCATCTCCTTCCGACGTACCAACCCTCAGTACAGCGTCAAAACCTTCTCGTTCGTATTCTGAGTCGTATTCGCTCGCACGTTGCGCAGCTCAATTTCAAGATTGAGCAAATTGCCGTACGAGGTGACCTGGTACTCCTTCTTGTGGTCATAGTACGTCTGCCACGAGGTGATCAGGTTCGAGCGCAAAGTAAGTAGAGGTTCAACAACTTTATCCCTATTCGTATAGCTTGATAACGAAGTGCCATTACTGAGCGTGAACTCGACCTTGTCCCAATTCGGGGCAGGAGCAGACAACTTAGACTGAGCCTTCATAAAGTCCACATAACTCATTCCCTTGGGAACAACCTTATCAAGGTACCCCTTGCTCACGCTTCCATCTCGCCAGTCAAAGTCATAACCACCGGGAACAACCTTCTTGGACACGAGAGTCAGCGTAGATTGACCAGTCTTACTACTCTTCGCATCTTGTCCCGTCACTTGGTCCCCTGCAATAACCTCGGGAACAGCAGGCTCATTAAGGGTAAGTTTGTTCACGCGATCGCTGCCAAAGGTCGTAGGGATCTGAGACTCATACTGATCAATCTTCGCCAGATCAGCCTGCATTTGCAGAAGCTGACCATCCATTTGCTCACGAAGCTTCTTCTCAGATACCTGAGTCACGGTCTCGTGATAGACGTTACCGGCGTTGAAATCAGAACCTGCTTCACCAAGGTTCGCTTCAATCGAACCCGTTGCCACAGGGTTGAACGCAATACGCATCTGATCGTACTTCTCAAAAGACTTGTCGCCCGCATTCGGGTCACTCGTCTTTGTTGAAGACGGCCCCACCTGGGCTTCACCAGATGAGCCATTCGTCTCCTTATACGAGACTTCACGGTTAATGCGCACAGTCATGTCCAAAATCTGTAGATCGAACTTATTAGGGTTGTCTAACACAACACCCATGTACTTCGCGCTATTCCCAAACGTAACGTAGCGCGCCGTGATCGACTGACCTTTGAGCGAATGCTGATGCAGCTCAGTGTCCGTGCCTGTCAAGAACACCTGGTAGTCATCGGCACTAGAGGGCAGACGCGCTTCTTCTTTCGCCTGCATGAGCACCATGGTTCGAGTCTTCGACGGATCGGTGTACACGCCGAGCACGTTGCCGCTCACTTGAGTACGAGAGGTCGTGAACGAGGATGTGTACAGCGCCGTCGCACCGAGCTTCTCCTGACCATTCGCATAGGCGGAGATACCTGCTCCGGTCAAAAACACTGTGCCTGTCACGCCAAAAACGGCCACAGCGACACCGAAACGTTCAATCGCGTGATGCGAGTCGAACTTAAACTTCGTTTGAAATGCCTTGAATTTCTGAGAGAACGTGGGCTTAGAACTCTCGGGCGCAATCGCGCTTGTGTCCTGAGATTGATCTGTCATCATGATCCTTTCGTTAAACCGAGATTTGAGGGACGCAATACAGCAACAGCCGGAAGCCGGTTGAACCGGCCCCCGGCTGCGCAATAAGTATCACTATGACTTTACAGCCACATGGTGATCGGTAGAATCATACCGTTTCCGAGATCCTCGATGGTCTGCTTACCACCCTGAGCAATATCGAAAACGAGCGTGGTTCCACCGAAGGCGACCACCGCACCGGCGATAATCAGTACAGCAATAGTGAGCCACGAGGTTTGCTGTCCCGAGGGACCACCAAACAGCTTCGTGAAGAACTTGTAGACACCCCATGCAATCGCAATGATACCGACGAGGCCAAAGAACAGGCCGACCCAGAGCTTAACCTTAGCGGTTGCGTTCGTCAGCAGGTTCTCCAGACCCCATCCAGATGCAGTGGCATAGGAGCGAGTCATGACATCAAAAGTAGCGCCATTGAATGCATCAACAGCAGCGGCGAGATTCGACATTCGATCGATCTCCTTTCATCAAACGTTGTACGTACATATTGTTGATCAGGCCCAAAGCAGGATTGACCAACACTTTTGACCTACAACCATTGTACACAATCTCTATATATCAGGCAAGAGAAACACCCTCGATCATATTGGTTATCCAACACAACCGAGGGCGTTATCCGTCTCACATACCTGTCACTTCACAGGAGGGATGGGCAAGCCACCGCTACCAGGCTTCATCCCTGTCCCACCTTGTGGAGCAGTCGGGGGCAAGTGAGGTGACGCAGGTGCCTGTGAGCCAGATGGCTGAGCCGCCAGACGCGGAGCACGGCCACGAGCCGGTGCAGAGGGCTGCTGCATAGGTGCCTGACGAGCTGACACCTGTTGAGGAGCCCGCTGAGGAGCCTGCTGAGGAGCCGGGGCCTGTGCTCGTCCCTGGCGCGCAGGTTGAGCAGGAGCAGGGCGCGGCGCGTTCGCGCTTTGACGGAGAGCACGAGCCTCTTGGCCCTTGCGCTTACCTTCATCAATCGACGACATGGCCTTCTGACCATCCTGGAGTGCACCACCGACGTCACCAGCCGATGCGCGAGCCGCTGCCTTAGTACCATGATACGCAGCCTTGATACCAGATACGGCCTGTGCACGACGCGCCTTATCAGCCTGAGCGTGGATCTCCATCGACTGACCGATCGATCCGGTAAAGGCACTCACGCCATCACCTTCACCGTTTGCCACAGTGCTCGATGCAGCAGCGTCCGCCTTCTGATCAGACTTCGGGCCAGCTTCAAGACGCGGAGGCTCTGAGAGACCGCCACGGCTATCCACCTCACGAGCGAGCTGACGATCCGATGCCGAGGTTGTCAGTGCTGTGGAAGCACCACCAGCAGACAAGCCCTCACCACGAGAGGCAATACCACCGCTGCCGCTTCCGCCTGGGCTGCTGGGTCCAGAACCCAATGCACCCGGTCCTGCTTCATCTGGGTTATCCGTGCCGTTGATCGACGAACCACCAGCAGCGGCTCCACCTGCAACACCTAAACCGCTTGCGATGCCATCGCGAGCAGAATTACCCGATCCCAGGCCACCGCGACCACTCATGAGGCGGTTCGCGGCAGCAGAACCAACACCTGCACCAACGCCGCTCATCAGTGGCATCATCTTTCCACCAGCAGAAGGCGGCAACACGTTCGTGTCCAAGAACTTGTCCACGATCTTAGTGACAGCCTCATTTAGACCCTTAACGAAGGCTCCCCTGAAATGCATCATCTTCACAGTGAGCATCAGCAGAACAACAGTTGAGACAATCGCTGTAAACAACGTGACATGACCACTGTTACGTAGGTAATCACCGTATCCACCCAGCGAGTTGTACATGTGCTCCAAGCCGCCCTCAAAGATGCTCGGCACCGAAACGATGATCTCTTGAACCAATCGGTAGATAAACATTGTTCCAATGATCTCTGTGATCATTGTGAAGGTATAGATCAGCACCTTAGCAATGCCCGCAAGAGAACCGATCGTCGCAAAAGGTACGGCTGTAATGATATGCAGCGAGTTCTTGATCGCGCCCGTGAGCATACCAATGGCGTAACCCAGACCCAAGACCACAAAGCACAGGAGAGTTACCGAGCTGTTGAGCCAGTACAACCAATTCACACCGGACGAACCCACGAGGTTCACAGACCCGTGGTACTCACGCGTAGCCTTCGACACAGCATTGCTCGATGAGTACACGGTCAGAGCGTTCTTATCAAACGAGGTGTTCAGGTAATTGTACATTGCCAAAGGCGACAGATTGGCATTTCCCGGCACAACCGCATTATATGGTTTCGAATCGCCCTCAGTCTTAAACATGAGAGTCGAACCGTACTGTTGCGTCTTCAGACCGCCACCACTCACCGTCAGAATAGGGTTTTGCGAAGCTTTCAGCTCCGAACATCCACCACTAGCCCCGTCAGGCTTGGTCGAACCATCAGTTTGCACATTGAACCATGTCGTTGCGCATTTTTGGATACGCGCACCATTATCTCCATTACCCGATGCTTCTCGACTGAGACGTCCCTTGATAGCGGTCTCAAAATCAGAGGCTTGGTAGGTATCCGATTGCATATAACGAAGCAACATATCCATCGTGGCTCCATAGGTTGAAATACCCAATCCACCCTTGACAGATGCACCCGTCTCATCCCCAGACGTATTCAACTCATCATTGACGGAAATCGAACCAAGCTTGGAAACGTTAATATCAGCGATACTATCAAACGCACCGGCATGAGATTGCTTGTTAATAGCCACGCTAGTTGAACGAAGATTATTAACAGAACCCCCTGTGGGTGCTTGCCTATTCAAATCCCACGCCAGTTCTGCTCCGTTAGGAACGGCAAGGCGATTAACCTTTGCCCAATTCTCGAAATCCACAAAGGTGGCGAGAATAACTCGGGTTGAACCCATACCAGCACCGGCTGTTGCATCTTTCATAACAGACAGCGATGCAGTGTAGAGCGATCCCATCAAAGGCACGCCGAACGCAAGGAAGAGAACCCGCACAAGCAATTTCTTCAAACCGCTGAGCGCTTGTCCCTTTTTCCACATCAGAGCAGACAAAAGGAACGTGAACAAGAACAAGGGTGTGAGTACAGTCCACGACAGGTTGATCAAAGCTTGGTACCAGCCTGAGAACCAGGTATCCAAGCTTTTCATCCATTCAGGAACGCCTTGCCCACCCGTCATACCATCGGCCATTGCCGCGCTCGCCTTCGACACACCCGTGTAAAACACCTTGAACGGGTTGAGCGTATCTAAGATCCACACAACAGCTGAGAAAATCGTATCGATACCACCGGCGAGAAGATAGAGTATGATCATGATTCCACCGAAGAACACGTTCGTCAGGTGGAGATTAAGACCAGTTGACGTGGAGTCCAAACCCAAGGCGTTCAGCAACGATCCATACTGTGTGTATTCGAGAACGCCTTTATAGCTGGCTCCCTCACTATCCTTAGCGCGCAAAGAGTCGTAACCGACAACGTTTGATGCACCAGTGGTTTTAGAAATCAGCCAGCCAGATGCGCTGGAGATATTCTCATCGCCATACCCGAGTAGGTCTCCACCTGTGCTCGCACTAGCGGCAATATTTTTCCAGCCTTCGTCCTCAGACAGACCGGACTTAGCACCAGGCTTGGCTGCATCGGAAAAGTATGCTGACACGTTTGACGACAGTGTATAGAAATCATACTTTTCTGTATTACCGGAAGAACCAGGAGGAGTAGCCTGGGCGCTCCCACTCAGCATCATGGCACCAAAAGCGATGACCATGACAGCAATGACCAACGACATCGCACGCGTTGCTCCCGTGAGCAAACGCACGCTCCGCCTCATTCCACGAGGAGTCTCATCGCTCCTGTGACGTTTCATAATTTCACCTTTCTTAATCATTGCTTATCACCATCACCTTTTGCCATCACGCTTCCCCTGTGACGACCCGGTGCAACTGATCCATCATAAACAACGTCTCGCACGTGAGCATTGACTCCGAGAGCAAGATCACGTTTAAAGACGACGTTAACAGTCCCGCGTCGCAAGAACGTCAGTCCCTCGCCTCGGCGAGTAATGACCTTCGTCATATCGACAGGGATCCGCTTGGCGAGCTTCTTCTCGTAAACCGGAACCAGAGCATCGCTCATGGCTCCCAGAGCCGTCCAATCAGCTTCGTCAAAGTGATTGAAATCCGAGTCATCGAGCATCGCCTTCACGCCGTTGTAGCACAAGGCCACACGTGCATTACGACGGTACAGTCGCTCGAACTGATCAGTGACATAGGGCTTGACGCCCTTATCAATGAGTTCAGCGCCATGAACAATGAGCGTATCACCCTCACCGAGTGCCGAGGCAGCGAAAGCCAGCACGTTGACAAGCTGAGCCATCGCCACACCCTTGCCACGGTTAACAAGGGACGAGAAGTCATAGATCACGCGGCGAGCCTTTTGTGCCCCGTCAATCACATCCTTAGTGACAACGTTGAACAAGTCACCATTAGCATCGAGCATGTCTTTGAACACTGCCGAGAGCACCGAGTACGCATGGAGCAACTCATCGTCACGGTTCGTCTTACCCGTTAGTGCCTTATAGCGCTGATCCAGGTAAGTAACGAACAGCTTGAGCTGAGGGACTTGGTCATGAGGGATCCCAACCAAGCGCAAGCGATCGACATTGTGCTTCGCATTTCGAACCCACATATCCTGATCGACATAGAACTGAGTAAGCGTGTCTTTGAGCGAGGCTCTGATAATTGATCGATCCGAATCGGTTGGCTCATACGCCTGCTCAGTCATGAGCACGAGCTTCTCCAAGTGCGTCGAAAACAGCCCCAACTGATCCTTACGTTCACCAAACACCTCAAAGGGGTTGACATCGCCTTGAGACATATCAATGCGAGCAGTGATCGTCTCCATACGAGGTCCAAGAACGCCCGTGATATCAGCGCCATCGAGAACGATATGTACAACCCTCTTGCTGTTAATGAGCGCCGCTTGGGAGATCTTCGATCCCCACATGTCAGCGATCTGAGCGTTCTTCATACGTGGAGCACGAGACTTGTCATCGTCGGCAACCACGACGTGGTGCTTGTACATATCCACATCCATGAGCACACCGGAGTTATTGACGTCGCCCACCATGTAACCAACGAACTCTCCACCACGGTCGTTCAAACCGTTAGTGACGAGGTTGAAAGCACCAGCCAGTTCAGTTGAGGTGAAGTGGAAACCTTTACCCTTCTTCGAGGCATTCGGGGAAAACAGCGTTGCAAGCTCCTGGCGCTGGAGGCCATGGTGCCCTGCAATCGACAGGTTGCCCACAGCGTCGATGTACTTGCGTCGCAAGTCATCGATCACGTCATCGAGCACCTCAAGGGACGGAGCCTTGAGCAGAATGCGGTAATGCACAGAAAGGTACGCTGCCCCGTCTTGGATCTCGTCGATCACCCGTTCAATGTCAGCCGAGACCTTCGATGCCTTACGCCGAGACGACGTGGTACCGTTCTCACTCTGTTCCTGGGTATCGAGACGATCGAGGCGTTCCGAGGATTTGATCTTGTCGGTCAGCCACGACTCGCTCACGCGAGAAACCTGTTCGAGCAAGATCGCAGTCACGTTCTGAGGAAGATACGGAATCAGATTCACGCCCCAAAATGGTGGCAGCTCATCACGTGCGCTCTCATCATGGAAATAACTAAGGATGCATCCGACTTCGCCATCAATCTCGAAATAGTCGGAATGGAACACGTAGCCCTGTCTGGGCTTAACGGCTAGAAGATGAGCATAGTCCCTCACCTGTCCATCATTTGCTCGTGAAAAGAACGCCCTACGCTCCTTACGCGACATGCCCTTCAAGGCACGCTCGCTCGACTCGGCCCTATCGCGCGCCTCGGACGCCGCATGAGTTTCACTCACTTCGCGTACACGCTGTGCGGCCCCACCCCATACTGAGGTATCAACCGCCCCAGTCTGTACAGCTTGCGCTTTACCCTTCGCCAATGCCACGCCTTTCCCTCGTATTGAACAACTCGATTATAGTGGTTACTCAATATATTCTACACGAGAACCAAACGAAACGCACCCCTGAACATTGTTATTCAGGGGTGCGCCAGGTAACAATTCACGTGACTATTTCGTCATCGCTACCGGCCCATAGTGGGTTGCCAGAAGATCGATCGTCTCATCATAGGTGAGCATCGACACCTGCTTAAACATCAACGACGAGTCCGCCGTCTCTGAGTCGAGCAGGTTGTGCGCCTTACGCAGCTCTTCCTCATTTCGAGCGATGAGGATGAGGTACTGATGGATGCTAAAGAAACTCGATCCAACGTATGAGCGCAAGGACTCATACTGCTCATCCATCAATGCGACCAGCTCAGGATCGCGAGCCTCTAGAGGCAGGGCCTGGTTACGCTTTTCCAGCGCAGCCACCTGAGCATAGACGCGTTGCGGTTCCTTCGTGGTGATAAACACCCATTCCACGCCCGGTTCCAGCTTGCGATAGAACCGATCGTTCCGGTTCAAGATTGCGTCCCTGTCTTGATCGAAAAGGAGACGCGAGGCTGATCCAACGACGCTATAGGCTTGTCCCACCATGCCATCAACATACGTGATGAGACCAGTGTTTTCATCAACGCTCCTGATCCCCACGATGGACTGAAACGGTCCCGTGCGAGAGTCCGAGCGAGTGAGCACTCGGCGCGACTTCTTCGGGACATAATCAAGCAATGCACCGATTTGTCCCATGCGCATTTCCTTCGTCTTGGAATACGCGGCGAAATACGCCGTTGCTGCAACCCACCAAATCGTGATCAGCGCAAGGAAACCAAAGCTCGACCCTTTGAGCGGAGTGCCGGTGAGCAACCACATGAGCACCACAATAGAGCCAATGTAAGTGAAGATCACCTTCATAGGTAGTGGCTTCATGTGGAACGACTTATTCGCCAGACTCAGCTCATGATCAAGAATCGTTCGATCCAGTGATACAGGGATAGAGTACCGATCTTTCGCCATGCGTCACGCTCTCCTTTCTCACGCCTAGATCGACTCACGCATCAAACGAGAATGCGATTCCGCGAGTGCCGTCCGGCTTATCCTCAAGGAACAAGTACGCATCAAAGTTCTTGCCACTCTTCTTGGACTTCATACCCTTGACCTTAACCTTTTCCCCAGCTTCGATCTTTTCTCGCTGTTCGTCAGTGAGCTTCACGCCGAGCATCGACTTGGGAGCAACCCCACGCTTTGCGGCCGAGGTCGGCTTGGTGAAATCAGGGATGAAACCGATGCACTTACGGCCCTCAAATTCATATTCTCCGAACGAACCGATAACCGTGAAGTCATCCCCCGTCCTCTTGGACGTTGCAGTGATCTCAATATCCTTACCGGCCAGAAGATCCATACACTCCTGATCGGTGAAACGGTGCCCGCTCCAGGTGCGGTTGAACCGCACATGCGCGCCAGTCTTCTCCCAGGTTCCCTCGAAATATTCCTTTTCCACGTAGTCGCCCATTCCTAAATCCTTTCTCATCGTTTGAGCGTTCGCCGTCATCACGGCAATATCATCGGTTACAAGCCTAGCCACCTCAGCCAGAACATCATCTGCTTGCTTCTCACCTTTCGCCACGGCCTTCATGTCCGAGAACACGCGTTCCGTGATCGCCAGGTCACCAATATGCGTCCCCGGTAGCAAGCGGTAGCTGATCTCGCCTGTTTCGGTCAGGCTAATCCTGCCCTTCGTCTCGTCCATCAAAGGATACCGAGCCTTCGAGCTTGACACCTCTGCAAAGGTACTCGTGCGCGTTGCACCAGTGCCCACATCGCGCCGCTCCAGTTGCTTCATGAGCCACTTGACAGTCGGTGCGACAGGTTGAGACGGCACACCTTCATGAACAAAAGGCTGTGCCTTAGTACCGAGACCAGTCACGTCGTTCTCATCATCATCATCTGCCATTGATGCATCGCCGAGAACGGCCTTCCAGCCCTGTTTCTTAGGAACGGAGCATGATCCGACATATGCGGGGAAATCAGTGACGTGACCCTTCTGGGCCTCGTACTCGTAATCTTCCGCGAGCACAGCCAGAGCGCTGCGAGCGAGCAACTCATAGATCATCGCGCCGGTCTTACCGTACTTGTTCTCTACTTCTGCAAGAGAAGACGGAATGTTCGGACCAGGGCGGTTTGCACCGTGTGCGCCTGAGTCCTTCACATGGGTGGAACGAGCGGCGGTGTGCGTAAGTAACGAGGGGTCGATACCAACTGCACGTGCAATGGTAGGGGCATTACGAACAAGCTCAGCATACTGCTCCTTGGTGACGTGCTTGTCGTCTGTGCGGGGGTATGACACGACTTGGGATTCGTACATTTTTTGATAGATTCCCAGCACCTCAGCCGCCTTCACGCCCTTGGCGCTCAGCAGTGCTGACAGACCTGCCAGGTCAAGCATCCGGGGCGGGCCAGAACGTTTCATGGTCTTAGAATCCACCGTCACGCTCGACGCGTGCAAACCGCTGAGATCCACGTCGCTCTCACGAGCGCATCGCGTGGCATCCGGATCAATGTACATCACGCCGTTCTCATCGCGGAACCGAGGCTCGTAGAACGGAACTTTCTTCCATTCGTTATGTGCCTTAAGCTGATCCCCCACGAGCACAATCATGGCCGACTTAAGTCGCCCCTGACGAACGATCGCACGCTTATCAACAAGCTCAGAAGCAATACGTGTCCATTGCATGGAGAGGAAATCCCACCGAGAACGAAGCCACGCCATGCGATACTCGTCATGATCCTCCATTGAAGTCAATCTCTTACGAGAAACAAATGCCTTTTTGATCGATGCAGGAGATTCATCGGTAAAGTACATACGTGAGATCGGCTTACGATCAAGCCCTAATTCAGAAATAATCTCCCAAGCGAGGAGTCCGCCCTCACCTGAAACATCTGAGTCTGTGGCAATCGCCAGTTCATCGCAAGAACCAAGCGTTTTCTTGATATCAGCGAGTAATTTCGAGGTATCCTTCTTCTTTTCACGCTCAAATGCGAAGTCGTTCACATCCCACGGAAGCTCACTCAGTGACCACGAAGCGTACTTTGCACGCTTCGACGGATCCACCTGATCCACAGGTTGTTTCAGCTCAAACAGATGGCCACGTGCAAAAGCGATGACATAACTTTCACCGTTACAGGTACCACTTTGACCACCAAGCGCTTTGGCAAAGTTACGCGCAGCACTCGGTTTCTCAGTCAAAATACCGACTGTCATAAATCCTCCTAATCGTCGAAAACGTTCGTATACGAATATAACAAGTATATCAGAGTCGCTCGAAAACCACCATCGTTTCGCCGCGATGTGTCTGACGCGAACGAGAACGTTGGAAATGATTGCGCGAAGCCGATGCATCAATCTCATCCACACAGTGCCACCCATCACCGAGAACGCTGTGCACCACTGTGCTCATACGCTCTCGCCACAGCTCACTGATCTGGAAGGCAAACACACGCGTCGTTGGTGCAACGCTCATGGTAACAACCTGCTTCCACCACCCCAAGAACGCCTCATTATCCAGATTCTCGGCTCCATTCTCGGTGTAAACCTCAGTGTCACCATATGGTGGACACGTGAGAACCATCTCATGCGAGCCACCTCGCATATCACGAGTAGCGCTATCGCCAAGCGTCACGTCGGCGTGAGTCAAACCCAGACGATTGATCAAACTCTGATGAGCCTGAACCACAGCCTCAGAGATGTCCGTACCTGTGTACGTCACGCCGCGCTGAGCACATGTGAGCATCCGTTCACCCCACCCGCTGCACGGGTCGTACAAACTCATCGGCTTGTACTGATCGAGCACAGCCATCATCGCAGTGTTGATGAAAGTCGAGTACGACCGGATCTCACCGCTGATCGCCAAGCCTCGCACCACCTCTAGAGCCGACTCAGGAAGCCTGCCCAGATAGTGCAAACGGTTGGCAAGTAGACGTGCGCGCAGACGCCCCCACTTACGGTGATGAACCTCGTCAGCTTCCCACATCCGCAACTCACGGGCATAGAACGTCTCCCACACCGCGCTTCGAGCAAGCCAGGAGATCTGGCGCGAACCAGCGTTCGCCACATCAATATCAGCCCACTGCTGGACCTGCCCCTCTAATTCACCCCTGAGATCAACCAGGGATTCAGGTAGATCAAGCCACGAGTACTCACGTTCCCAATCCCGGCCATCTGGTGCCCCTAGAGCAAACCACAGATGAGCATCAAACAAGGACTCAAGGCCATCCCACAGCGTGACATAGTTCAGCTGTGCTTTGCGAGCCGCTTCACGCTTGCGTACGTCTCGCTTGATCCATGTCTCCAAAGCAACACGATAGTACTTAGACTTTTTACCCTTCTTAAGCCAAGTATGTACTGTCCGCTGATCCATCTCACGATCAGCCCCATACCAGTGTCCACCATGCGACCATGAGCCATTGAGTTCGATGAACAAATCACGCTCGGGAATATAAAAATCGACTGCAAAAGGATAGCGCTTCTCGTCGCGATACTGTCGCACCACAGTCATGCCATGCTGATCCGCGTACTCAACGAGTAATCCATAAAGCGCATCTTCCGATGAAGACGTAGACAACGTACCGTTTTCACGCTTCGTCGATAAAATACGACGCTGATGCGACGGATCACTCATTCGACGCGATTGCTCTTGGCGATATTCAGGTAGCTGGGCGAAATAAGCAACACCGTACCGCTCCTGATTAGTGGCAACGGTTCTTGCTCGTATACGTCGTTGGTTCTCAGGATCGCACATGTACTGTGACACGCTCCGCCTAAACGACACTCGTTGAGACGGATGGTCAACACCATAACGAGATTGCGAGGTCGCAATACGACGTTCATTTGCCACGACCTTTTCCTCATCAGTCAAAGTGCGACGATGATAACCATGCAGGGCGCGCTCACGTTGACGTTCCTCGCGTTCGCGCTTCTTATGAGCTAGAGTTCGCTCACGCTTAGCTCGACGTATAGGCTCTAACGACTCTTGACCCTTCCGACGAGCTTCCTCGGCAAACACCGAACCCTCAGCCAACGTATAACGAGCACCGTAGCGTTCTTCACGTGTCTGAGCGGCCTTCTCTTGGAAATCGTCCAACTTAAACGGGTTGTCCGTACCGTACTGAGCAACCATACCGGCACGCATCGTACTACGGCGCGAGCGTCGATCGGCATCACGGAACTCTTCACCCAAACCCAACCCCGTGAACAAGTCAGCGAGCTTGATCAGGTTCACGGCGTCGTGCAACCCAAGTTGCTCCAAGACACCAGCCTTGTCCAGCTCACATGTTGCAAATCGTTCCACCAAGTCTCGGGCCACCGGCAATCCGACACGCTGTTTCACGTGCTCGATCTTATAGGCGTGTCGATCCACACCTTTCAGCTCAGTCTTCACTGAGGCGTTATGGTAGCCAGGGTCAATGCCGGTGGTCGCAAGAACACGCTCACGCGACCAACCCCGGCACACCAGGTCGAGCACGCTATTCTCATCAAACAGTTTCAATTGGTTCATGAGTCGATTCTATCATCGATTCAAGGGTATAGCAACACTCACTCCACGATCTGCCCACGTCCACGCTGCACCGACTCGGCTCGGTCCAACTCGCGAGCCTTCTCTCGAAGACGCGCCCGTGCATCAAGCACAGTCTTGTTCGTCAGATCGATCGAAGAAGATGCCACCTGGTTGAACAAAAGTGGTTCAGTCTTATCGACGAGCAGCCACGTGAGCATGAGTTCCAGCTCATAGAGTTGTTTCTCAGCACTGAGCGCCCGCCTCGTCATCGCATCGAGATCCTTTTGAGCACGCTGCTGGTTATCCAACACCTGCTCCACTTTCATCTCAATGGCTGCAACGCGGCCTTGGCCCGTACGCAGGACTTCAGCGGCGCGACGAGTGTTCTCGTCCACCCCCGGAATCTCGATGTCAAGGGAACTCATTGCAAGGGCTGTGATGAGTGCGCCATACGACAATGTTTTGCTCTGAGTCTTCGGCGTGGGTTCTGCTCCAAGCTCAGGAGCGCCGAGTCTCGTGAGTTCATCACGAACGGCTTGCCCGATGACAAAAGGCATACCCTGTGGCCGCACCGAGTCACCGTCGAATGTAAAACGAACATCGCCCTCAATCGTCACCGGGATCTCGCTGCCATCGCGATGACGCAAAGTCATCGGCACCGTCTCATGACTCGGCTCATCAATCCCCTTCTGAGGCTCACCGCTAGGCGTCTCACTCTCACGAGCAGACGAGTTAACACCGTCTGCTTCCGTGATCGCATCCCCTGGCTCATCGCGCTGGGGCTGTGGTGGCGTTGCACCGATACCAGATGTGGCCCCAGGAGCAGCGCTGCTGTGACCACCGCTTCCGCCGCGCTGTCCACGCGCCGAGACCACAACAGGCCGATCGCTACGTTCTCGCTCACGCAACTGCTTCTTAATGGCAGCGCGAGGATCGAAAATCTCAGGCGCTCGACCATCGTAATCATACTCAGGCATTATTCTTCTCCATCCTCATCATCGAGCAGGTAACTGTCTCCTCGGGTGAGGCCAATAATGGTACCCGCCATTGACTCGACCATCTTATGAAGGTTAGCGACGTTACTCGCAAGAACAACCTGGGCATCAACGAGTTGAGCCAGGCGCGCCTGCTCCAAAGTCGGCAGATCATAATCGCCGTTAGCCCTGGCGATATGCCCCTCGATGCACTCAATGATGAAATCATTGGCACTTAAGTTCTCTTTCTCAGCCCAATACGCAACCTTGTCACGTATGCTGCGCGGCATACGGACATTGAGCCGCACCATCGGCTCCCCTGCCTCGTGTTCGCTCACTCGAAAATCTCCTCTCAAAGCCTCGTGGCTCTACGTTTACATTGATACTTAAGTATATCATAGTCCTGTGGCACACTGGTGTGTGCCAATAATAATACAGATTCTTATTTCCTTCTTTTTCTTTAGAGCACTCCTATGTCACGCTTGCTCATCACAGGTTCTCGCGCTCACCAATGGACTCCATACGATTCCCACGCGCTGCTCATCGCCGTGCAAGAAATCCTTGAAAAGACTCATGCTCTTCCCATCCTCGTGCATGGCGGCGCTACAGGAGCAGACACCGAAGCTGCTCGTGCTGGACAGCGCCTGCTCAATCTCCCGATTGAAATTCATCGAGCCGATTGGAACACATACGGCAGGGCAGCTGGTCCCATCCGCAACAAAGAAATGGTGAATCTTGGAGCCGACCTCTGCCTAGCCTTCCCCGATCACCCCAAGGGGCAAGGATCAAGAGGTACATGGGGATGCATTGAACTGGCGCACCAAGCGGGTATCCCCACTCTTGTGGTATGGAACCGCCGCATGTGGGTCTACAACCCGTCGCATCCTAATCATGGGACTGTGTATACTCCGCACCAAAACTTGTAGAAAGGACGTTCTCATGGCTCAGTCCATCACCGATGTTGCGGCATTTATCCTCACCCGCACCGGCACCATCACAACGATGCAACTACACAAGCTCGCATTCTATGCGCAAGCAGAGCACCTCGTTAAGCACCAGGGCGCACCGCTGTTCCCAGAAGACTTCTACGCCTGGCGCTCTGGCCCTGTAGCCCCACTTCTGTTCATTTTGCACCGAAACAAATTCCTCATCCGTCCCGGTGAACTTCCACAAGGCGACCCCGATCGGCTCAGCGACGAGGAAAAGAACCTCATCATGCGCATCTACACCCTCATGGGTGACATGACTGGTGCTGAGCTGGGAGACCGTGTGTGTTCAGAAGACCCGTGGCTGGACGCACGAGGTGACCTAAAGCCTCATGATCCAAGTAATACTCTGATCCCCAAGATCACAATGGGTGTTTACTACTTTGAGCACCCAATCCTTCACTGAAACGGAGTAGAAGTGGGTGTGGCGCACTAATGTGCGCCGAAAACTATAACGACTCTCTCCACTGACCCTCTCCCACCTTCCGTTACGAAGAGGGTCTCTTTTCTTCCGTCAACAACAAAAGGACTCATCATGACATCGCAAACAAATGACTCACAAAATGAAGAATGTTCATTCGATATAGCAGAAACGATTGCACTTTGTGGGCTTATCCCCATTGCATGGCTTTTAATAGCAATGTGCGCACATTAAGAAAGGCCCACCACCATGGCTATTGACATCCACAACATCGCAGGTGACAGCGCGCAGAAGGCTTTCATCGATCGAGTGATCTCTCGTAGTGACCAAACCCATCCAAACACTGACCACAACGTCATCCGAACGCTTGTTGGTCAGCTACTGGATCACACGCTTGGAGACCTCGATCTGCTTGCAGACATGCTACATGTTGACGTCGAATGGTTGCTCACCGGCCATGGCTGGTGCCCGCCCGTTTCGCACAAATATCGCCACTAATTGAAGGACAATACTCATGTCAAAGAAACACCTCGGGTTGATTGGAATCATCACCCTCGCACTGGTTATCTGTGCAGCCATGATTGCCGGATACATCACCTTTGCATATAAGCTGCACAATACCAATCCCCAGCTGAAGCAAACGCAGCAAACCCAGCCCACGCCGCGCATCACGTACAACGCTGACTACTACCAGGTTGACGGGCAGGCGCAGCGCTCATACAAGGACGCAAAAGAAGGTCAGATCACCTACTGTGATCTCGACTCTCTAGGCAGGCCTACGTGCGCCTACAGCTTGCTCACGACTGATATACGCCAAAAGGCCAAGGCTCGGGGTCGTCAAAAGATCGAGGTCAACCCCACCGGCTGGCCGAAGCACAACCAAAAGGTCACCATCACCGATGGCTCACAGTCATACACAGGGTGGTTCTGGAACCGCTCGCACATGATCGCTGATTCTCTCGGTGGCGACCCGGCGAAGGAGAACCTTGTCACCGGAACCCGCACACAAAACGTCGGTATCAGCTCTGCTCATAACGGCGGCATGGCCTACTCCGAGACCAAGGCACGCTCATACCTGGATAACCAAGCCCACGCATCGTGCCCGCTCTACTACGCAGTCACGCCCAATTACACGGGTAATGAGCTGATCCCTCGCACCGTGACTGTCGACATGGAATCATGCGACAAGTCGATCTCCGAGCACATCACAGTGCCCAACACCGCAAATGGCTACACCATCGACTACAACACTGCCGAGATCCAACCCTCAAAGTAAGAAAGGAACGCCATGCTCAGCTACACATCTGAGGACGAAATTCGTAAGTACTTTGACACCGATGAGACACTCTCCCCTGAGCAAATCGACGCCGTTCGAACCGCATGGAACACCACGATCACCATCATCAACGCTGTCAACCCACAGGACACCACCGAAGCACGCCTTGATGCCCTCTACGTGGCACAGCGCATCTCGGACAAGATCGTGGACTACATCGACGACACAACCTCGCCCGACACCATCTACAACACCATCTACGACCGCAAGAGGTATCTGACGCAAGCGCGTATCGCCTACGAGAACGCACAAATGGATCTCGTTGCAGCCTGCATTGCACAGGCCGCGCTCGATGGAGCTGACCCCATGGAAACACAGGTAGAGAACAAAGAGTTCATTGCTCGCCTGTTTCAACCACAAAACTGAGTCAAACACTGACACACCAAACGTTGGCCCACAGAACCCTTCATGGTCTGTGGGTTGACGTATATACCATCACCCACATCTCCAGAAAGAAGGCACCCCACATGAGCGTTCGTGATGATTACGGTTTCCTCACCACGTATATGGAATACGGCGAAGAAGATGAAGAAGAGGTGGACTGGGACTCAGTACCATCCAGCCACTTATATCCAGAAGACGTGGACTGGGAAGACTTCGACTACGACTACTGACCTAAAGGAGAAAAACCATGCACATCCCCGGCTTCACAAAAGAAGACATCCGCTCCGCCTTGACGATTGAGGACGAAGAAAGCCTCACTCCCGATCAGATCGATACCCTCACGGGTCTGTGGACTGACATCTTCGACGCTATTCTTGCTGCATACACACCCGCTCACGCCCCTATGGGTGAAAGCGAGATCGCAGCAATCAAGCAGATTGCAATGCCCTACATCAAGGTCGCTACAAAAGAATTTTTCTATGCAGATGATAAGCTTTCACTCGCCTTTCATCACACAGACCAGTATGACGAGGAACTTTATTATGTTCGCACGATCAAAACACGATTGATGCTCACTGCCCACGCATCAGGTGTGAGCATGGATGAGCTGTCGCGTATCACCGGCTTGCCGAAGATGACCATTGCGCAGCAGATCAATGCAGTGGATCTCACGGACGTTGATATCGCTGACTACTTCGTCTACAAAGAAAACCTGCCCACATACGTTGCCAAGGAACGTGAATTGGAAGCACGTATTCGTCATGCGCACATTCGCCAAGCGATCCTCATGCGCGTCGCTCATATCAAAGGCATGGACATCAAGACGATCTCTCGCCTGAGCCATGTACCGCCGCTAACCGTTGCGCACCAGATCCAAACTCTCGGTCTGTGACATCGCACCATCGATCAAGGAGAACACCACATGTCCATCTGGATCGTCATCGCGCTCCTGACTGCCGTTTGGGGTCTTGCTTCGCTCCCACGAGACATCCGCGACGAAAATAAACTCCAGATCACACTCGACATCGCTCTGATCATCCTCGGAGCTATGGCTCTGGGCATACACCTCGCATCATAAGGAGGAACCCTCATGTGCTATAGCTGCACGTGCCCCAACTGCGGTTATCACTATACCCCGCCAAGCGTCCCGCTCAATCTTGACTGGACGCAGTGGCAGGACCTCACCTGGTACGACGATCAAGGCCAACCTAAGACCTACCCGAAGTACCAAACATGGTTCGACGATGGAACGCACATCTACCGCGCTCTCTTAGTAGATAGGTTATATAGGGGTAAACATAAGCCATATCTATGGCTTTACAGAACACCGATATCAGAAATCACTGATACTTACGAAAATGGCGTGTGGAAACCCACACCCCTTCTCATCCGCAGTGTTCATTCCTATGTTAACTCTTACTCCGACGAGAGGTCCATGCGTAATAGAACCATTCTCGATCGTCTCTTCGGTTCCAGGCAGAACTGGGAAACCATCATTGCCGAATTCGCAGACTACTGTTCACAGTTAGTACCAGAAGATATTGCCAAAGACTACAGTGATCAGCTAGTACAAAAGTAGAACCAATCCACGACATCTTACATCAACAAAGGAATACATATGCCTAATCGTCAAAAATTCATAAGTAACGCAGAAGCTCTCATTGAACTTCTCAACGACATGCTCAACGATGCTTTTTCCGATGAAATCTCTGAAGAAAATGAATCCGACTTCGATGTCAAGAACGATCTCGACTACGCTCTTGATTGCTTCTGCGACATCTTCAACATCGACATTGATAAGTCTCTTATCACCGATAGAGATAATGGGGATAATCCCATTGATACCCACGAAAAGGCTGAAAAAGCAATTACAGAAGATGAGAGCGAGCCAGAAAAGCTCACTGGCGACATGTTCGAAGCCAAAGGCCCTGATGGTACTCGTCATATCTTCAAGGCGAGTAGTTTCTCAGCCGGTACGATCATTGATCCACCGGGGTGTAATACGTTCTATCACGTCCATCGACCATACAACCCCGATGAACCTTTTTGCGTTTGGGTGGACCCATTGAACAATTATTACACTAATGATGATCTCGCAGAAATTGTTCGACGTTGTAATGCCGCACATAGCCCCGATACTACAATGATCATCTCGCGCGCAAGAGATGTAGCGAACAACTGACGCATGGTATATAATACTGATATACCAATCAAAATCCCTTGTGGTGGAACTGGAAGACACGCCTGACTCAAAATCAGGTGTCCGCAAGGACGTGTAGGTTCAACTCCTACCAAGGGGACCACCCAGCGGTTGGATAATGCTGGATGAATAGAAGAGGGGTAGCTACCCTCTCCTGCCATTGAACTTTCCTTGCCTCGGTTCAATGGCTAGACCAACCGCCGTGATCGGGAGATCACGCATGGGGTCGCACCCCAGACGAGCATATAACTGAATATTGCGTTGTGCTTTGTCCGCTCGTCAGATAGCATCTCCCGCCACACGGAATGTAGCGCAGGTGGTAGCGCGCCTGATTTGGGGTCAGGAGGCCGTGGGTTCGAGTCCCACCATTCCGACGACTAATAAGTCAAAAACAAGGGTCAGTGCGCCGAATTGGTTGAAGGCACTCGGCTGTAAACCGAGCACATCAGAAACGTTGCAGGTTCGACTCCTGCCTGACCCACAACACCAATTCTTATGCAATAAATTGCATCGGTTGAGTCTATGACTTAGTAACCCCCATAGAGGAGTAACCATGCAGTTTAGAGGCCGTTATTATTTTCTGTCCAACTTTTACCCGTGCTCTATTGAGATTGACGGGGTCCGGTACGAAAGCGCAGAAGCCGCTTTCCAGGGGCAGAAAAGCGTGCAGCACGCACATATGTTTGCAGGCCACATCACAGCCCTTGAAGCGAAGCGACTGGGCAGGCGCATCCCCATTAACGTCCGTGAATGGAATGCGCGCCGGTTATCCGCTATGCGACGTGTTGTGCGTGCGAAGTTTGAGCAGAACCCCCAGCTCCAAGAGATGCTCCTAGCTGTTACTGAACCTATTGTTGAAGATAACACCTGGGGTGGTACCTACTGGGGTAGGTGCCGAGGCACCGGCTCCAACCACTTAGGGCAGATCTTGGAAGAAACAAGAGACGCTCTCATACGATGATCCCCATCGCCTTGGGGTAGGGCCAGGTGGCTGAACATCTACACCTGGCCCATCCATCACACTCATACTGCTAAAGGTAAAAAATGGACGACATTCAGAAAAGACTTGACGAAATTATCGAAGAACTACAACAGACGCTCCAAGAGTTTCAACAAAAAGAGTTCCAACAGAAGCTCGAAAACGGGCTGATCTCGATCAAACCTACGGAGTTCATGTGCATCGACACCAATGGTGAGATGACCATCTTGGACAGTAAGGAAATTCCAATTGGTACACTTATCGGTGGTGACAACATCGAAGCATTTCATGTACTCACCTTCGATGACAACGAAAAGCCGTGGGTATTGACCACAAATCTACAGATGTCCTATGAGGCGTTTGCTCGGATGATGCGTAGTCAATGTACACTACCGAAAATCATCCACTGGGGCTTGTGATTCTCACTCATTCGGCCAAGTAACACACTTGGCTTTAATCCCAGATAGTGTAAAGGTAGCACATCGGGTTTTGATCCCGAGAATCTAGGTTCGACCCCTAGTCTGGGAGCCTCTCTCAAAACATCACCACAACGCAAAAGGAGATCATCATATGCTCGAAAATCACTCCAAAAAACTGACACCTGAGCCAAACTCAGAAGCAGACGTGCGCGCCTACTACCTTCTCGAACGAAACGATGCCGAAATCTTTTACACACTGTCCCCTAAACAGATCCAAGCAATCGCAAACACATGGGACTTCATCGAGGATCTCGCCCTACCTCAAATCGAAGACTTCGAACTACGCACAGAGCTACACATGGCTCTATGTGACACTACTACTCGAATCATCGACGGTACTACGACTCTCAATACACTCCTGGAACGCAAACGACACACATCGCCAGGAACACCTGATTACATCAAGGCAGACGTGTATATCAAAACCGCACGCTTCGCATTAGATCTACTCAAGATCAAGAGAGGGACCTATACCACTCCCCGTAGACAAAATCACTACGACCCCAAAGGATACTAATCATGCCTCATAAGCCCTTGAACCTCGACTGGGAACAGTGGGACCGCGTCGCAGCCGACTACGGCCTGTTCGAAGAGACTCGCCTCTGGTACGAGACCTACTGTGACGACTACAACCACAACTACCACGTGTCACTGTGGGAGGACTACAACAACCCAGACTACCCGCACATCTCTCTACTCGTCACCGAGGTCGAAAACATCGGCGACAGCATCTGGAAGCAGACCTCTCACGTCGTCGGTGACTCCGAGAACACCGAGTACTGGCCTATGCTCGACCGTCTCTTCGGATCGCGTCGCACGTGGCAAGACATCATCGAGAGCTTCCGCGACTACCTCATCGCCACGGAACCTGAAATCTACCTCGATGAGGACGATGATTTCGGGGATGAGAATTTCGATGAGGAAGACGGCTACATCTACATTGAAGAAGGCGGTGTAGGCGGATACGCACCCCTAAATTGACACTACCAACCTGAGCCAAGAAACAACCCCTGCCTCTTGGCTCTTTTCCCAGATGGTGTAATGGCAGCACCGCAGACTCTGAATCTGTTGGTCTAGGTTCGAATCCTAGTCTGGGAGCATTTGATATATCGCAGATATACACAAGGATATGTGTGAGTGAACATTCCGTCACCCACGTAAAAGAAAGGAACCCGCCATGTACGGAGATTACCCCGAAGAACTGGTACCCGAGCCGAATACAGAGGCTGACGTACGCGCTTATTACTTCCTTGAACGAAGCGATGGTGAAATCTTCGATACGCTTTCACCTGAGCAAATTCGAGCAATCGCTGGAACATGGCGCATTACAGAATGCTTCGTTCGCACAAGTGCTGGGACTCCAGAAAAACATTCAAACCTTCTGACCGAACTGTGCGACACCGCTGCTCGAATCATTGACGGAACAAAGGATATCATCGACCTCCAAAGGGAAGAAGCGCGTTGTGGCAACACAATCCTCAATTTCACATTCCTAAAAACGCATCATACCAAGAGAATCATTGAAGAAAAGATCAAACGGGATCTCACCGACAAATATCAAAAAGCACGAATGCATGTACTCATCGCAGACATTGCTCTCTACGTGCTTTCGGAAGAACTAAGGTGAAAAATACTATGGTTCTGCTGAAAAAGCAGAACAAATAGTTTATCTCAGTGCATCACAGATGCACCCAAAGATATACTGATCAAGATCATCCGATCTAAGTACTAGCCGATAAAAAAGGAGAACACTCATGGCTAACATCAACGTCAACAACTTCTCTGTCACTCGTGGTCGCCTGGCCTCTGACCCTCGTTTCTTCGAGAACTCCGATGGTTCTCGCACCGTTCGCTTCACCGTTATGGCACCGCAGAACTACACCCGCCGCGACGGTAGCCGAGGCTCGGATGTAGTCTCCGTTGAACGCTTTATCCCTGCCGACCGTGACAATGGTGTCTTCGACATGATCCACCAGGGTGATAAGGTCACCGTGACGCATCACGCGACGACTGATGTGTACACCGACGAAAGCGGTGTTACCCACTACGTTCAGAAGAACATCGTTGACGACGTTAATTTCGAAGAGTCTCAGGCCGTCACCTCGAAGCGCCTCGCCAAGCGCGTTGCTGAGCAAAACGCTGCCAACCGCGCCGCACAGCTCGCAGCTCCCGCTGCTCCTGCTGCTCCGGTTGCACCCCAGGCTCCCGTCTACGACGACATGCAGTCGCCTTATCTCGGGATCGCCGATCAGGACAATCCCCCGTTCTGATCGACACTGATAACTGAATATCGAATCTCTTAGATATGAAACCCCTGTGGTACCAGCTAGACTGGTGCTACAGGGGTTTTTCATACAAAAGTTCTCACAACTCAACAGAAAGAGAATATCTATGCCCACACAAACGAAGAAGCTCGTCGGCGCTATCGGTGCAACCGCTGCTTTCACAGCGGCTCTCACAGGTGGCATCACCGCCGTGCATCAGTACAGTGAAAATGCAGCCAGCGCAGACACCGTGGCGGGTTTCAACGACTTCCAGAACAGGATCGCTCAGGCAAAGGCGGCAGCCGCTGACAACTCCGACCACTGCAAGATCCACACCGGAGCCTTCGACGAACTGTCGTATACACCTGAGCCGGGTGAATCTGCTCATGTCAGTGGCTCATCGTTTGGTCTCATCGGCACCTCGGGAACGTTCAACGCCGTTCCCGCTGACGATGGCATCGCAGCGTACAACTGCCGCTGGGCACTAACCGTTAAGACAAACGCTGTCAAGTACGGCATTGATGGTGATGAACTCAAGGACGATGTGACCGTTGCCTCGGACCCGACCTATGGTCGAGACCCCTGGCTCGTCATCAACCATGAAATGGCCCCGGCCACAGTCCACGGCCAGGTGTACTACATGAAGAACAAGCCTGAGCTTACATACACGCTTCCATCTGGTGCGCAGCTCATTGGTGAAACCGATCTCGACTTTAACGAGCCGGGCACCAAGACTGCCTCGATCGCCAAGCCTGCCACCTCTTTGAATAACGGCTACCTCGTATGGGTCTGGAGCGTTGATCGCCAAAAGCAACCCGGCAACTGGGGTAAGTACATGGATGCGAACTTCATCGATGGGTGGGGTGCTGAGGATGAGGTTGTCACGCTTCCCAAGCAAGAAGAACCTACTCCTACACCAACGTCGAGTGAGACCACTCCGACTCCCACGCCTACTCCCACCCCTAGTGAGACGACACCTACACCTACTCCGAAGCCGACCCCATCTCTGCCCGATCATGATGGAGTAACGCCACCGCCGACTCCGGTGCCGACCCCTGCTCCCAGCGAGACGACGCCTGAGCCTACCCCGGCTCCCGCTCCGACCACTGGGGAAGTCACTCCTACTCCGAAGCCGAGCGAGACCACACCGGCTCCTGTTGTTCCGACTCCAGAGGAAACGACTCCAGCACCCACCCCGGTACCTGATCCGAGTGCAACCACACCTACGCCCAACCCAAGTGAAACCACGCCTACTCCGGTTGTCCCCACCCCTGGTGAAACGACTCCCGCACCGGCTCCTTCCACTCCGGGTGACGCTACTGTAACGCCCGCTCCTGCTCCATCAACAGGTGCGACCACTGAAGCTCCGGTTCCCGGTTCTCACGAAAACGAGAACGGAGACAAGGATGATAAGAGCGGTGCAACTAACGGTACTGAAAACGGTAACACTCCGTCTGCACCTCAGAACGGCTCCAAGTCTGCTAACGGTTCCACCTCTGTGGACCATCAAGGAGCGGCTCTGGCTCACACTGGATCAACAACTCTGCCTCTGCTGGGTGGAGCTACTCTCCTGCTCATCGCAGGAGCGGGCCTTGCTCTCACCAAGCGAACCAAGGCATAGCCTAACGTTTCAGCATTTCAGGATACAAAAGACCTCGTAGCTCAGGTATACTGCCGCTACGGGGTCTTTTGTTTTTATTGCGCTACCCCGTCGCAATACTCGATCGAGAAAGAAAACATCTCATGAATGGAATGACACCAGCTAAGAAGCTGGGCGCAACCATCGGCGCAACAGCAGCCTTCACTATGCTTCTCGCAGGTGGAGCAATGGCAGCAGAAGATCACCTCGGCAATGTGGGCTGCCGGGTTCCAACCGCAGCAGACGATGCGCGTCTGTACACGCCTGGCACAAACGCAGGCGTTGCGTATGAGAACGGTCTGATCTGTGATGGAGCTGCTAATACGGCTGCAACCACAGATACAAATGAGACAGCAGCAACAGCTCCAGCGACTACTGAAACTGAGACGGCTCCTGCTCCAGCAACGCCGACAACGGATCCGGCTCCCGCTACAGGAACTCTTGATCCAGCTGAAGATGCGCCAGATCCTGAAGCACCCGCAGATCCGGCCCCTGTGACTCCTGGAAATCCAACCCCGGCTGATCCTCCGGCTGTGACACCAGCAGATCCCACGACGGGCGAGACAACTCCTGCTGCTCCCTCTACCGAGACGCCTGGGAGCGAAAACCCTAAGCCTTCTGACGAGAGTGATTCTCCGGTAGCACCCAAGCCAGATACGAACGAAACGACGCCTGGTACGCCTGGTACAACTACTGAGGATCCAAAACCAGCTCCGACTCCCAGCGACAACGCGAGCGACAACACTGAGAGGCCGAACATTCCAACCCCAGAGGGACCGCTCCCTGATCCGACCCCAACGCCCGGTGGAACCACCGAGACCCCTGGCACAGGTGGTACGACAACTGATCCGGCTACCCCCACTCCTGGTGAAGTGACTCCTGCTCCCGCACCCGCTCCAAACACAGAGACCCCAGCTCCGTCTCCTGACTCTCATGAAAAGGAAGGTGCAAACACCACTGATCAAAACGGTCAGGGTGCCACCACCAATGATCAGACTGGTGCAAAGCCTGACACCCAGGCCAACACAAAGTCTGATGCAAAGGTTGATGCACAGACCCCTGCAAAGTCCGATACCACGTCTTCTGCTGGTTCCACCTCTGAGACCCATCAGGGAGCGACTCTGGCTCACACTGGATCAGCGACTATTCCGCTGCTCGGTGGAACTCTCGCATCCCTTCTTGCGGGAGCTGTAGCTCTCATCACGCGCAAGCGCGCATAGAACACGCCTCGCATATAAAGCAAAGCCCCGTAGCCTGGTGAAACACCATCGCTACGGGGCCTTGTCATACCGCCCTGTGTCCCCTCCTGATCAGTGCGGTAGTTCTTGTTTAAGCGGCACAGGAGCCGCCACAAGAAACACGTTCTGCTGGTAGTATCCCTGCTTGTTCACTCTACCACCACACGTGGTGAGCACAAGTCGGCGCGGCCCGCTTGCGCTAAAGTACTCAGGCGGGAACGCCTCATGCTCAGCGGTCCACATACCGTTCACTCGCCATGTGGACAGGGTTCCATCGAAACCTTTCGCCCAGATGAGATGACCTTGCTTGACATCGGTCGCCATGGTGTAGAGAGCACCACGATGTTTCTTCGTCCAGGCAACATGGGAGGCAATGAACGTTGTTCCTTGTCCAAAATCTGCATCTGTACTATTCCCCGTTCCCTGATTCTCGGAAAGAGAAGAGGAGGGGGAGGGGGAGGGGGCAGAGGTAGGAGCGGAGCTAGGAGCAGAGGTTGAGACAGAGGGGTTGGTGCTATGGCTTGGTACAGGGTCAGAGTGCACAGTGACATTAGTCAACACGCCTGTATCCGACTGAGTGAGGGGAGCGCCATCGGAGTACCAGACCCCACGATGCACATTCGTTGGCACGTGGATAGTCTGGAGGTCGCCATACTTCGATGGCTCAAACTTGTCGGAGCCTTGCACTTCCATGTAAATCCCGGATTCGGGGATAAACACCGATCCCGGAGCCATGCGAGCAATCGACATGGTTTGAATCCGATGATCCTCGGTGTTGATATCCCAGGTATTCGATCCCTGATCCGAATCCGCGTTCACAACCGGCCACTCGTGGTTCAGCATCTCGGTTGTTGCATCAACAGGCCCGTGATCCACCTGAGCATCTTGGTACGTATCACTCGGCAAAGACAGAGTGTCTTCGATCTGCGAGTCAGTATAGGCTCGGTACACGAGGTACCCACCACCGCCCAACAAAGCCGCAATGAGCACGCTGACAACACCAGTCACAAGAGCGCTTCGCTTCTTGCGTGCCTTGGTCTGAGCGACTTCCGTTCCACTGCTGTGCATGATCTCATCAAAAGTCAGCAATCCAGAGCGAGGTTCCAAGGCGGGAGCATCTTCTGCTACCGCCTCAGAAACCTTATCAGGCTCACCAGGTGGCTGAACGCCATACTGACGAGAAACGTTATCCCAGGGGCTACTCATGCCGATGCCTTCGTCTTACGGCCCTTCGAAGCAGACGCCTGAGCGATCGAGTACAGACCCTCACGGTTGAGCGAGCGCGAGTACGAGGCGTCGAGGTAGAGCACCGGCATTGCATCCGCTGAGTTCATCTCGGCAACCTTCGCCAGGAGCAAGGGATAGAGCGCGTCCTTGACAGGCCCTGATCCGCCGCCAAAGACGAACACGACTTCGGTGGTTGCACCAACAACGGAGAGCACACGGCCAAACTGATCAGAGACAGCGCGAGCGAAAAACTCAATCTCGCGAGCAACGTAGGTCTGAACCTTCTGGTAGAAATTACGCTTCAAGGCAGATGGAGCGTGCTGCAAGAAATCAGCCAGTTGCTTCCGGCTAGTGAACCCGGTGTTGAACCCTTCTGCATCCATGGACTCTAGCGCACGAGTGAGCACAGTCCCGTAACCTTCGCCAAAGGTCACGGAGGCATCAGCATTGAACTTACCGTTGGTGAACACAGGGAAGTTCACGGTTCCTTCACCGATGTCGATACCGATAGTGTTGCGCGCAGCCAGAACATCTTCGGCTGTGACACCTTCGAGAGCAAGACCACGGGAGCGCACGTCAGCGAGCATAGCCTGCATGAGCGGCACACCCTTCTCAGTGATCGCCCACTGAGCAGAGGCACCTTCGGCCATCACCACCACGTCATCAAAGGTGATGCGAATCGTCACAGGAGTCTCAAAGTTATGAACAGTCACCAGGTGAACACCACTCATGAACTGAACACTGTAGCTGGTGCGGTGGCGCATGTACTCATCAATGGGAAGAGCAACAGCAACGCGCGCATGTACGCTGAGTTCACTCGTTGGCAGAGCCTTGTTCTCAGCAACGTAATCGCGCAGAGCCTTCGCCGCAAAGCAGCCCAGGATCAAGACCTTGGACAGTTCTTGCTCGGCCTTCGAGCGTCGGCCCACAACGTTAAACTCATCGAACGCGCCATTAGCGGTGAGTGCGCGCGTTCCAAACAAGTGTCGGTACGAGTTCGAGACCATGGGGGAGGAAAACGACACATCGAGGTTGTTGTAGAGATCGTCGCCGCACTTGTCCTTCGCCTCATTGTCAGGGTCAGGCAGAGAGTTCGGGCGCGTCATCAACGTGACGCCACTAGGCAGGTCAACAGTATCAACGATCGACTTTCCGGCCTTATCGGTGCGGTCGGAGCGAATCAGGCCCTTCACATAGCCGTTACCAACATCAATACCACCCACAAGGTTGATAGAAGTCATGAGTATAATCCTTTCGTTCAGTCTTTTTACTAGCGCAACGTACCGAGTACGTCTTCAACACGTGTCTGAGCCGGGGCTTCATATGCAGGTTCCTCATGCGTAGACACAGGAACAACGGCAGGGGTAGTGGCAACCTCATCATCTGGTTCGACCACAGGTTTAATCATCTCAGGCACAGTCGCGTCCTCTGCCTCATCCTCTGTATTCTTCGGAGGACGGCCACGACGAGGCTGTTGCACGACGGGATAACACGTCGCATCACGGTATCCGTTGCGCTCAATCGACTCTCTAATGAGCGCTCGCACTGAATTGCTCAGATCACTTTGAGCACCGATCCATGCCAGGACAGACTCATCGGTTTCTGGAACAGAGACACGGAACCGCTTCGGCGTAGGCCGTGGAACAGACCCCATAAAACGCTTGGGCATACACACGCTCCTTTCTTCTGTGTGGACTACACGGACCAGATGGTTCTTATCTGGTCATCTATAAACCATCATAACATTATTCGGCTCGTGTATCAAGAGAAATGGCGCTTACCCGGTCACATAAAAACCAGATAAGCGCCAGATAAGAGCCGTGTATATCAGAAGAGATTACACATCTCTTCACGTAGATCACCAATAGACCCATCGTTATGGATCACAAATCCAGTGCGTAAAAGTAACTCATACACATTTCGCTCTGACTCATGCTCGTCTTTCGCCACACACCCGTCATAAAGCATATCTTCAACGAAAGAAATGTCGTCACCTCGCCAGACCCCGATCACATCACCACCAAGACGCGCGATAAGATCAAATTCCTCGTGGAAGCGCACATCAGGGATCACAACGGACTCACCATTACTGAGTGCTTGGTGGATCTTACGCTCCATCAAATCAACCCACGCCGTGCCACCGAACGTCCCGCGCACACAGTCCGTTCCAAGAGTTTGAAGCAAACGTCGCACATCAGGCACGAGATCCTTCGCCTTCTCCATACCGAGAGCATCAACGACGTAATGGTACTGTGCAAAACTTCCACCGTGGCCCGCAGAATCACGCATCACAGGCACAGCCGCGTCCAAATGAACACCTTCGGGCACCTCAACCCACACGCCGCGCAGCTTCATAGCCATGTCTTTGAGCGGATCAGCGAACGCCATACGCGTCCAACCCTGATCAACAAGTGCCTGAGCAGCGGTGTCTTTACCCGATCGTTTCAGACCGACGATACCGAGAACGGGTACATCTGGATTAAGACCGGGATCTCGATCAAAAACGGTAATGCCACCAGATAAAGCCATAACAAACCTTTCATTACATATGGTTGATTCCATTGGTACATCAGCCATTCTACACCATTAGAGCCACAACAACCAGCGCAACGCTGGGTATAAAAAGATCACCCCCGCAGCTTTCGCTACAGGGGTGACTTAAGTCAGTTCACACGGCCTAAGCCATGCTCACCGTATCAATCAGGCGCGCTCCTTGCGACGAGCAAGAGCAGTTGCACCAGCGCCAGCGCCAGCCAGAACCATCAAGGTGCCAGCAGCGGCCAGACCAGCGGTGTTTGCTCCCGCAGCCTCACCAGTGACAGCGCCACGAGGTGCGGGCTTCTCAGGGGCAGGAACGGTTGCGTGCCAGTCGTCGGAGTCCGAGACCTTCTTGCCGTTGTGGATCGACTTGCCCTCAGCGGTAGCGGTATCGGAGTGCATGGTGCCAGTCTGAACACCAGTCAGGAAGCCAGTACACGTCACAGACTGACCAACCTTGAGCAGACCGATCTTATCGCCTGCAACCTTAACGGTTCCAGAGGTCGTGCCGTTCGCAACACCAGAGGTCGCCTGGTTTGCCTTGGCCTGATCAGCGGGGATCTCACAGGTGATGTCGGTGACGTTACCCGTGGTGCCCTCGTGAGTCTTATCGGTCAAGGTGACATCGACAAGATCAGCGTCGCCAGTATTCTTCACAAGGAAGCCAATCTTGGTGACGTCCTCAGGAGACTTCAAGGTCAGAGCGTCCTTAGCATCGTCACGATCGCCCTTTTCAAGGCCCTCGTCGAGAGTGTACTTCTCAACGTCAATGGCAACCTTGGGGGTCAGAGTGAAGATCGGAGGCTCGTTGGTGGCCTTCATCTCGTTGTTCCACGTCACGTGACCCTTGTTGATCAGGGTACGCAGCGAACCATCGGTGTCATAGTCACGACGGAACTCACCGGAGATGACGAGCTTGACGTCACCGGGTTCTGCCAGGCGGCCAGTCTTGGCGAGGAACTCAGGCTTAGCCTTCGCAGTGGTGACACCCTTTTCGACATCGTTCGTGATCTCGAATTCCTTAGTCACGTCCTTACCCTGGAAGAAGACCTTGGGAGCCTTGTCCATCTTAACGTAGGCCAGACCATCAGACCAGTCATCAACGATGGAGTACTCTTCCAGGTTGTACTGCAAGAACGGTGCGATGTGGTCGTTGACCACAGCGGAAACCTTGTCACCAGGCAGGAACGTCTCGCGGTCCACGCCCTTCGAGTTCGTCTTCTCGGGATCAGCAGTGGTGCGAGCGTCTGCCTCATCAGCAGTCCACACCTTGTCGGGATCCGGGGTGACCTTGCCGGTCTCAGCGGAGTTACCCTTCAAGCAGTGATCGCCAGCAGCGGTGTAGCACGCCTTGGAATCATCCGGGATGCGGTAGTCAGCACCAGTAGCCTTCGTGTAGGTCGGAACAGACAGGGTGTAGGTACCCTGCTTCTCCATGTCCTTCACGGTACCAGAGATGATGACCTTACCCTCGGTAGAGCGGTCGATCTTAATATCGGCCTTCACGCGCTTGCCATCAGGACCAAAGACCTGAACGCGACCGGCGTTGTCCTTATCCTTATCACCGATCGTGACATCAGCGGTGTTCACGGTATCGGTGATGGTCATCTCGGAGGAGTAGCCGTTGGAGTGCGCAGTGATGTTCGCGTTGTAGAACATGTTCGCAGCCAGAACGTCCTTCTCCTTGAGCTGGCTACCATTCTCGCCATTCATCAAGTACTTGACGGGGTTCTTGGGGGTCACAGCCCAGGACTCAGCCTCTTCACGGTCGGCAGTGTCGATGGCCTCTTCCAGGTTGCCCTGCTTGGCAACGTGGATATCGAACCAGAACTTCTTACCCTCACCCGTTGCGGGCCACGAGGACCAGCCGAAATCGGCAGGGGTGAACTCAGGCGACTTGGTATCACCGTGGTTGGCGATCTGAGCCTGCTTGGTCACCGACTTGTTTCCCTCGGGACCTTCGTAGTTCAAAATGATATCGGCGTTCAGATTCTCATCCGCGCCCTTGTTATCAACGCGAGAGGCATGGATCGTGTCATAGACAGGATCGGTGCTACCGGCTTCGGTCACGTGCGAATCATGGTTCGTAGTGACATTCAAACGGTAGGTCGGAGGGATATCCAACGTGCGAGGCTCGTGGCTGTTCACCGCGACACACACGGCTGACACAGAGTCTGCGCCGTTGTTCGAAGCCTTCTTAATGCCCTCGTCACCCAACCATGCGGCCCATTCCTTGAACCCAGGCGTGTTCCTAGACTCTTCAAAGAAACCGCCATAGTCAATATTATTACGCCAATAGTTCATGAGATCGAAGAAGTGCTGCTGTCCACGAGCAGCTTCAACGTTCGGATTCTCCTTGTAAAGCGCATACATGATACCGACAACACGCGACTTAGGATTATTATCGCCATTTGCACGCGCACGATCATTTGCGTCATTCAATGCCTGGTCACATGCGGCCTGAACCTTCGCTCCCATCTTGGTACCATCAAGGTGCCTCTGACCCAAGAACCAATTGATTGAATCCTGACCCCAACCTTGAGGGGACTCAGGACCATTAGGTCCTGACTTGGGGGCATCGAAGAACTGGAACGTCGCACTCAAACCATTGACGGGGCTAGAGCTGAAGCCGCCGCCGCCGACACCACCTGTACCACCTTCTGCAAAGGCAGCGCTGGCACCGAGCGATCCGGTAAACGCAATCAGTGCCGCAGTTGCGGCAATTCGATTGCGTGTACGTGACTTTGCTGTCATCATCTCGTCTCACTTTCTGTTAATAAAACGCCATACTCATCAGCGGGCTACGCCCACTTCCTCTCGCGATGAGTCCTTACGATTCAACGGTTGACTACCGATCCAGGCGATGGTAGTTGCGTCCTCTGAGAGGGAGAAGACCACTAAGAACAATAGTAGCACACATACATTCATGTATGCGACGAATATATTCAATTACCAAGCAATCTCTTCATATGCGCCTGTCTATATGAGACAAGCCACATGTGACAAATAGTTTTCGTTTCTGACGCTGCACGCAGCGTCGATGAAGAAAATGAACACTCTCCCCCTGTGTTCGCCTATACCTTATATATAGAGAAGGACAATCACCATGTTCATCGATTGCACCGAATGCGGTAAGCACGTTTTTGCTCATGTCTCTGATAAGACCCTCGCCTGCATGGACCTCACCGAAGCCGTGTACTGTGACGAGTGCATGGAGGCGTGACCACAATGGATCACATCTTCGACGCTATAGCGATTAACCTTATTGACATACTCGTCTCCAAACCAGGTGTTTTTATCATGTGGACAGCAACCATGCTCACCATCGGATACTGTATCGGTCTAACTGACAGGTGCAAGAGAGACACGAACGAAATAGATATGGAGGACTGACAGTGCATCAAACAATTAACTCGTTTGGTTTCTTCATGCACGCCGCACCTCTCTTGTGTGCCACCGCTTTTCTGTTCTTTTTATTTGGTATTGGTCTAGCCTCATTTGTATTTAGTGACTATGCCGAGCAAAAGATCAAGGCCGAAAAAGAACGCAACCAACTTTACATCACAGCATTGCAAACCCGTATCGCCGAGCTAGAAAACAACCCGACAAAAATTGAGGTTACTATGCCAAGCGATACCACATGTCAAACTTCTCGCTCATTCACAAGTGGTGCTATTGGGGCTATCACGGCTTTAGTACTCTTTGCTCAAAAGCGACGCAAGTAACCAACATCTCATCACAACCGAAAGGATGAACACTTATGTACACCTCTACGAGGCCGTGTTGTGCGACGAATGTGCATCTGAAATGGAGGACAACTGATCATGCACGCTATTAAGATTCAGAGCAAAGCCGGACGCAAGATGTCCGAAAACGGATTCATCCCTGAGATTTCTATCCCTATTCCATTCTGGAACGGCGACAAGCCGCTCTTTGAACACGTTGACATTGATCTCGATGAATTACCTGAAGGCACCGTTCTTCGCGTCAGCCGCGAACTCTTCGGCAAGAACGCACTGTACTTCCGCAAAGAAGTCTCTGCTACTGGTCTACCGTGGATTCGGCTGTACAAAGAAAATGAAGTTCCCCTCGATGGTCGTGCAGCTGTTGGCAGCGCATGGATTGGCTTTGAAATTGCTGAACAACTAGTGATCATCTACACACCCGAAACACACTAAGGAGAAAACACATGCCTACTGCACATGACCTACACACCCTGACCTGGATCTTCGTCTCTGGAGGCATCGGTTTCTTCACCGGAATCGCTGTCACGCTCTCTTACGAAGACCTGCTCGACAAGAAGCGTCGTAAGACGATCAAGAGGCTCAAGGCTCGGCTCGCTGAGGCTCAGGCTCAGATCGACCAGACCAAGTAAACCCGCACCAACCTCTCCAGCGCATAGAACCCCTGTGCGTTGGAGAGGTTTAGCTTATCTACGTATCAACCAAAGGACTAACTATGCGACTTGAACACATGAGCGATCTCCCTGTCGATCTCAAAGATCAAATGCAAGAGCTGTCACGCCTCACCACCAACATGCTGACCTCGGATCTTGTGTTAACAAACGATGGCGACGAACTCCACTTGGACGTGACGCGCATTACCGAGATGGACTGGAGTGACGTCACGCACGAAATACACACTGAATTCATTCCGAGTACCGGGCTGTGCGTCCCCGATCGTACGCTCCTAACAATCCTCGTCAAGAGCGACACCAAAGGGAACCTAGATGCACCACGTGCGCGGACGCTATTGTCAGCATCCGTGCTTCTTGGTCACTATCGCACCGAATCCTACACTCGGTACATTCCGCTGGAATGCGACCTCGATGTTATCAAAACGACAATCTCCGATCAGCGCGAATACCACCTCACAGGCGGCATCGTTATCGCAGTACTCCGCTGCCTCACGATCCAGCTCGGTGTCCCGCTTGCCATCAAGGATAAGTACGTCAGCCCCGCCATCCTCGACGAGATGCACACGTATGGGATGCCCGAGAGCAACGAAATGCTCTTCTTGCGTTTCGGCACAGATCATCTCATGGAGCTGGTGAAGAACGCTGGGTCCAGAGACTGACTCAACACTACACCCCTTTGCCCAGCGCTCATGCCTGGGTAAAGGGGTGTTGTTACAGAGCGTCTTTCGACGCCCCGATCGCAATATCGATAGAACACCCTCTATCCCTGTCTTACTCAGAAAGAAGAACCATTATGGGAGACCGCTCCTCATTCCTCATCATCACGAACCGCCAGGAACTGCCCGAGTGCCCTGGCTTCGATCTCGTCACCGGACTGTCCATGTACTCCCATTGGGGCGGTACAGTCGCAATCCTTGACGCTCTGACCACCTGTCGCGACGTGGGTTTGAACCGCGTCGATGAACCGTCCTATTTCACCCGTATCCTCGCTCGTGCCTTCACGCGCGGAGACGACGGGGAACTCGGATCAGGGTTGTCACCCTTCTCCTTCGTCATGGAGCACGGCAAGCCATTGCTTGATGCGAAGCTGGAGATCCACAGCGAGATCTACTCACACGAACAGCCCTATGTTCCCATCATTGACCTCACCGACCGCATCAGCCCCAGGTGCCCCACGCTCTACGTGGTGCCTTCTGACTTCACCTACCGTGATATCTCGAAGCGCGATGTGGCGTACCCGCTCGATAAGGACGGCCTGGACAAGGTCATTTCGCGCCTGAGCATCATGGGCTGAAAGACCGTCCAAACAACCACATATGCAACCCCTGTAACACGTCTGTTACGGGGGTTGCTTCATATCTCTATATAAAGGAGACCCGATCATGGGACTTGATATGTTCCTCGACTACCGGCGCATCGCAGATAGTATCCCCGGAAAGCCCGCGTTGAATGGACACATGTACTGGCGTAAGGCCAATGCGATCCACAAATTCTTCATTGACACGTGTGCAGATGGTATCGATGAATGCCAACCGATCCAAGTATCGATTGACGATCTCGCGGATCTCGTCTGGCGCTGTGAGACTATTCTCATCAGTGGGCCAAATGCCGATGGGCAAAGCATCGACAAGAACATTGCCCACGATCTTCTGCCGACGTGCGACGGATTCTTCTTCGGTAGTACTGATTACGACGAATACTACATTGAAGATCTCAAGAAGACCATCAAGGCTTTGAAGCCTATCGTCACCCATCCGGAGCACTACCCTGATCCGATCATCTACCAGGCATCCTGGTGATATGACCTCACCCCACGCACCCCTTTACTCAGCACTTCCGCTGGGTGAAGGGGTGTTTTTCTAGGGTGTTATTCAACACCCCGATAACAGAATTGATAGAACAATTCTCTATCGCTCTCCCCTCTTTTATCCAAAAGGAATCCACTATGGAATACTCATCCGAAGACTTCCAAGACAAGCGCACCTCTGTTCTCGAAGAAATCGATGAAGCAGCCCGGGAGATCATCAATGATCGACCCGAGGGCATCATCCCTACCGCTGGCGGTCGCTTCACCATCGTCCGTCACGACCTCACAGTGGATGACGAACTGATCTGTGAGTACCGCGTGTACTCGTACCGCACCCTCGTCGCGTTCGTGACGTTCCACCCCTACTCGGTGCGTATCCCCACGATCCGCGTGTGCAAAGACGCGTTCGATCACTCGCGCACGACGAGCAAGCACCTGCACCGCTTCATCACGGCGCTGCTTGCACCCTTTGACCTCAAGCCCGACTGTGACCTGCACAAATGGTGCTCTAACTCCATGTGGTCGGTCACGAGCATCCCTGTTACATCCATCTGAAACGCAAAGGACACTGCCATGCTCAAGCCATGGAACATGGACTGGACCTCATGCCTTGTGCGTACTCACCCAGAGGGCGAACAAGGTTTGGATCACATGCGGCTGGGGCACCGCATTGAGGTCATTAACGAAGGGTTCTTCTACCCTCAAGCTCGCGCCATTGTCGGTCGCAACGATCCAGACCGGATCAACAGCATCGTCAAAGACTTGCGGCTCAAAGCACGCACCATCGCCACGCGAGAGATGCGAGGAGGCACTCCATGTGAGATGCCGATTATGACGTGGAAACACCTGAGCAATCTTGCGCGAGACACGCTCAGCACATACCCGAGCAAGCATGAAATCGAATTGTTGCTCAGTCAATGCCGAGCAACGCTCGATCGTATTCAACAAGGTCACGGCGGAAGACTACACAAGGACTGGAGATTTACCCTCACGGATGACACCAAAGAGCAAGAAATTTGCTACACCATCTGGGAACTCGAACGGGTGCTCAAAGAATGGGGTCCAAGTGATGCGAAACCGCTACACTTCTACTCTCGTCAAACCCGCCGTTTCCAAACCTACGAACTCTAACCAATACAAAGGATTATCACCATGACTATGCATTGGACGTCATACCTTGTCCGACTTCACCCCGAAGTGGACACTATGGACGAACGAATGGAGCGAGCACATCGCGGCGAGGTCATCATGGATCAGTTCATCCGACCACAAGCTGACGAGATCGCTCTAGCCTATGAGACCAAAAATGTATTCCGACGTCTCATCCAAGACCTCACCTCGTACGGAACAGTCGATCCGAACCGTATCATCTCCCACGTAGCACCTCGCGTGCGCCATATGGCGATTGATGATCAGCTCGAACAAATCCCATGTCTCGCACCAATCATGATGTGGGACTACCTCTACGAGATAGTACGAGAAACCCTCAGCCCCGAGCCTCGCAAAGAGGAAATCAAGCAGCTTCGCAAGATCTGTATTGCGCTGCTTGATGATGGTATCGATCGAGACCCTAAGATCGTCAAAGAGATCTACCGAACCATCGGAGTAACAAATACGGTGCTAGAAGAATGGTTTATCAACGAACATCACCCGCTTCGTTTCTATGCGGAAAAGCCAAATTGGTTTGACCGCTACAGTATCTAACCCCTCACCCTCTCTACCCTCACCCCACTCTCACAGAAAAGAGACCATCATGCCTCGTCGCAACAAGCGCTCACAGATGCATAACCTCGAAGACTCGTTCGCTCTGGCGACCATGGACATCATGATCGGTGATGCCTGCCCATGCGGTCCCGGTGGCCGCGACTGCCCGTGTTGCGGTGACGCACCCGGCAAAGACCGTGTCGCAGCTCGCCGCATGAACAAGCGCCGCAAGCGCCAGGAATTCAAGCGCTCATTGCGGGGCTACTACCGTAGCCCGCGTGAGTACTACGAGTACGAGTACGCTGGGTGAGGGCGCTGGAGCGCCCCGGTTGCAGTACTGACATAGTTCTGCCTCTATGTCATCTCCTGTTGTACTTGGCAGACAATAACTGAATACAGTAGACATAGTTCACAAACAGACCCCGCTCAAGCCTTGTGCTTGGGCGGGGTTTTCTTTTCCTACAACAATGATCTTTTTCTCTCAGCAATAGAGCGTCTATCGACGCTCCGAACTATGAATTGATCAACATCTTCTTCTCACAAAGGATGCACCATGCTGAAGAACATCAAGACCACGCTCGACAACCTTCACGAGTGGATCACCGCTGACACCACGCCTGGACTCAGGCTCTTCGGTGTCACGCTTGTCGTGTGGGCGACCATCATGGGAACCGCCAATATTATCGCTTACTTCGTTAACTGATCGCTAATCATCTCAACAGCTAAACCCACTTTCGCACATAGGAGAAAACCATGAGCCTTTTTAAGACCATCACGAAATGGATCGAAGCCGACGACGAGAAAACCCCTGCCGCCCGATTGATCACCTCTGGTATCAGATTAACCGAATTCAGCTTTTGCCTAGTGTTCATGATCATCGGTGTAGCTGTCGTCGCACAGCGCCTCTTCGAAAGTATTTTCTGACCTCACACACAAGCCCCTGCGGGTTGGTACTGCACAAGCAGTGCTACCCCGCAGGGGCTTTCTTTTTAATCGATCAGGCGATCACCACAGCCACACAGTGATGACCCACTTACGGAAGCCCTGCCAAATGGTAGTAACCCAGTGATAACGCGAGTAGACAATCGTGGTCACTTTCCGATCGGCGCTGGGCTTCTTCGGCTGAGGCTTGACAGGCTGAGCAGACTTTGCGGACTGCTCAGACTGAGCTGATTGAGAGGGCGCAGGCTGCACAGGGGTAGGAGCTGGCGTTGACTGAGAAGGGGCTGGCGCAGGCGTCACCGGCTGAGCAGGCTTTGCAGTCTGTGACGGTTCAGGCTTAGGCTGCACAGGCGCAAGGGTTGTAGTCGGAGCCGGGGCTGGAGCAGGAGTCACACTCGGCGCAGGCTGAGCGCTTTGCTCTGGCGTAGGAGTCGGCTGGGCAGGCTTCTCAGCCTCAGTCTTCGGCTCGTACACGCGCACATAGTCAACGTACATGGTCGCGCCCGCGCCGTCAGCGCTCTTGTAGTCATCAGCGTACTTGGTCGCGTCAACATAGGTCTTATCAGACCAGTTACTCTGCTTCGCCAAGTAGCTTCCGCCCACCATCTGATTGAGCATCAGCACCAGGTTGTTATCCTTGTCAAGGAACGGGTTATCACCCTTGATATCACTCATCTTCACGGTGTGCGTCAGCGTGCCGTCGAAGTAGAACTCGATCGCGTCAGCAGTCTTGCGCACGCCGTAGGTGTGGAACTCGCTTTGCGACGAGGCCGTGTCACCGTGCATCATGCCCTGGTGCTGCGTGGTCTTCGTCGGCTCCCCGATCCGAGGCGTGTGCACGTTGCTCATCAGGTGGGTCGGGTCATAGCCCTTGGACTCGAACACGTCGATCTCGCCGTTAGCGGGATACGCGCCCTTGGTGCCGGTGCCCCAAAATGCCGACCACGACGGACGTGCACTCGGCAGCTTGATGCGAGCCTCGGCGTAGAAGCCCGTGCCCGGCGCGGCATACAGCACCTTGCCGTCCTTGGTCTTCGTCGTGATCATGCCCGACGTGAACGGCGCATCATAGGTCACACTGCCATGCTTGCACGTACGCGGAATCTGAGTGCCGTCCCACTTGGTCTTCATCGGCGAGTACCTGGCAGTCAGGTTCAGATACCCATCTCGTACGGAGACGTTATCCGGGCTGTCAGTGTACTGAGCTTGCGACCGCTGAGCCGGATCGAAACAACCGTACTGATAGCCCCACTTGGTCGTATCGAGCTTGGTACCGTCGAACTCATCGTGGAACGTCATCTTGTAGTCACGTGCGACAAACGAAGGCAGACCAGCATTACTGGTCGTGTTCTCTGCACTGACAGGCGCACCTGCATTTGATGCCGCACCCACAGGCGCGGCGGTTGCAGCAGAAGTTGGTAGTACTGCAACAGATGCGCCCATCGCTACAGTCATCACTGCCATGAGTGGCAAACTCAGCTTGCTGGATTGACGAGGGATCCCCATAGGAACCACACCTCTCTTTCTAATCTTTCGATCTTTGGTTATTGGCCTCTACAAGTGTATGCGATCAAAGCGCCGCTCCACCACAAATTCACATGTTATTGAACGGCGGTGCACCTGGCGTTTATCTGGTCACCAAAGCGCCATTACATGGTCATTATTGACCCATCATCGCGCCATCTTTGACCCACAACCCCGACAGGTTTGCGCCTGGTCAATAACGCGCCAATATAAACCCATTATGAGACCAGATAAGAACCACTCTTTGGTCACCATTGCGCCACCATAATGCATGGTCATAGAAAACCCATTATTAGACCAGCATTAGGCCATTAAAGAACCCGATAAGAACCACGCAGTACTGGTGGTCATAGAAAGCCCATTAAAGAACCATTTATTGGTCTAATAATGACCAGATAAGAACCACACAGGTACCCTGGCGTTTATCTGGTCTAATCGTGACCATATAACGGTCAATGGTGACCATTTTTAGGCCACCATTGCGCCACGAGATGCACTCTCACACGCTGTTTATGACCATCAATGGGCGGCGCTGACGGTGATGAAACACCACCATCGCCACCCCGTGCGCAGGCGGTTATTACATAGGCGCACAGGCGCGCCAAGAGCGCACATTCCAGGGCGCGCCCGCAGGCGCAGAACGCCCACATGCACCCCTCGAGTTACCGGCTGTTTTATGGCACGCAGCAGGGTGCATGACAGGCACATGTGCCTATTTTTTATTCATGCGGAGTGATACATATGCACCTCGCGATGCATCGCAAGGTGACCCAGGCTGATGCAGGAATCTGCATCAGGCCAAGCACATACTGCTGCTGCGGGCGCAGCAGCAAAATGTGGCACACAGGGGCGCTCGCACCCCTGTTACAGTCACGCGCTAAACGCCCGTGACAGGGCTTGTACAAGCCTGTGGTCCATGTGGCAGTGCACCACCACCAGATGAGTCCAGAGCACGCTCTGAAAACATGTCACGCCGCATGTGTACTACACATACGTCGCGCCCTGAACATGCTCATCTGGTGGACCGTTGATGGGGGCTTCGCCGACATGTTCATCTGTGTACATGAGGACATGCACCCGGGGGTGTTCAGACCCGATGGATCCCCACCGGGTACTATCCACAGCCTCATCCACACTGTGGATAAGTCTGTGTATAAAGGGTCTGTACACAGTCGAATAAACGTCTCTGAAACGGCCCCTGTAAGGCCGCCTCAGAGCCTGGAATTATGTCAACGGAGCAGAGCAAGCCCTGCTCCTTTACGGCGTACACGGGCCTTGTACCAGGCCCCACAAGACGGGTGTCAGAACAGTGTGCCAAACCTGCGCTCGCTCGGTTCGTCACCCTGTTTCGCGGCTGATGCCGCATGGCGGGACACCGGAGCCAAGCAAGCCCGTCACCGCGGCCTGC